CAGAAAAGAATTATTAAAAGTATTACAAGGTATGCAAAGTAATACAAGCAAAATTGAAACTAATCAAGTAAATTTTAAGAATAATATCATTTATCAAACTAATAATGATATAATGATTTTAATCGAAAAGAATTTTTTGTTTGTTTGGAATGTAGATCAATAGGAAAAGTGCTATTAGATAATTTAAATATTGCAAAAGTTAATTATAATCAGAAAAAGGAAAGGTAAATGGAAAATATTGTATATAATATTGATTGTTTAGAATATATGGTAAAATGTAAAAATAATAAATTTGATTTAATTTTAACTGATCCTCCTTATGGAATTAATTTAGAATATAATACGTATAAAGATACTGAAGAAAATTGGTATTTATTAATAGAAAATTTTATACCTTTGGCAAAAAGAATAAGTCAAATGGTAATTATGCCTTGTATGAGAATTAAAAAATTAGATTGGATTTATAAAAATTTTATACCTGATTGGTTAATATGTTGGTATAAGGGAAGTCCAGGACATAGATCATTTATTGGGTTTAACGATTGGGAGCCTCATTTGGTATATGGAAAAATTAAAGGTATGGTAATGCATGATTATTTCCAAACTAATATGTTTATTGATAATACTATAAATCATATATGTCCTAAACCATTAGATTGGGCAAGAAAATTATTAAAAATGACCAGCAATAATAAAAAAAATAAATTAAAAGTATTTGATCCTTTTACAGGATCTGGTACCACTCGTATTGCCTGTTATGAACTAGGTTTTGATTTTATTGGCTGTGAGATTGATAAAGATTATTATGAAGCACAGGAAGAAAGATTTGCTATTATAAAGAATAAGATTGATGGTAAATTTTTTTATGATAAAAAAGAAAAAAATTTATTTAATATAGAATAAAAAATATTATATATAAATAGGAGTAAAAATGAGAATTGACAGAAAAGAATTATTAAAAGTATTACAAGGTATGCAAAGTAATACAAGCAAAATTGAAACTAATCAAGTAAATTTTAAGAATAATATCATTTATCAAACTAATAATGATATAATGATTTATTCAGAATTTTTTGAAAAAAGTTTAAAAGAAAATTTTAGTTTACCTTTAAATGAGTTAATTCTTTTATTATCAAAATTAAAAGATAATGAAATTGAATTACAAATTGAAGAAACTATAAAAATTATAACTGCAAAAACAGAAATTGAATTACCTAAACAAGAGATTAAATCTGAGTTTGATTTTAATAATACTTTTGAATGGCAAGATTTACCTGATAATTTTATCAAAGGCATAAAGTTTACAAGTGCTATATTAGATAAGAATAATAGACGTTTTAATCCTATTATTTTTATTGACAATGATAAAATAGTATCAACAGACGGGGAGTGTTTAATAATTTATAATTTGCAAAAAGATTTTTTAAAGTTCTTTTTAAAGCAATTACAAATAAGTTTATTATTAAAATATGATATTCAAAAGTATTGTATAAAAGAAAATACAATTTATTTCTTAGCAGATAATACTATTATTTATTTTACTTTTATAACTGAAAGTAAATTCCCAGATTATCAACGAATAGAAATACAGAATGGAAAAGAGATACATTTTTTAGATAAGTTGAATATTGAAGATATAAACATTAATACTTCAATTTTAGATAGTAATGAAAATGTGACATTAATAATTGAAATTGAAAAGAATGATATTAAAATTACAAGTAGTAATTATGTAGGAATAAATGTAAAAACAAAATTAGATAAAGAAAATGAAGTAGAAAATATTAAGTTCGGAATAAATCATACTTATTTATTAGATTTTTTAAAATCAGATTTTAGTAATGAGTTTAAAACTTTTATTTCAGATACTATGATAGTTTTTCAAAATGATGATATTAAATATATAACTATGTTAATGGGTGAATAAATGCAATTAATAAATAAGTTAAAAGAAAATAACCAGGATTATGAATTTTATCCTTCAACAAATGAAATGATAAAAGTAGTATTTAATAATTATACAAAAGATAAAAAAAATTATAGTAATGAAATTGAAAATTTTTCAATGTTAGATATCGGAGCTGGCAACAGTAATGTATTTAAAGTATTCGATGAATTATTACCATTGCCAAAAGATGAACGTTATAAAACACATATTGATAAATTCGCAATTGAAAAATCAGAAATGCTTATAACCGCAATGCCCGATGATATTATAATAATTGGTACTGATTTTGAAAAACAAACATTAATTGATAAAAAAGTAGATATGATATTTTGCAACCCACCTTATAGTAGGTTTAAAGAATGGACTTTAAAAATATTAAAAGAATCAAATTGTAATATAGCTTACTTAATAATTCCTGAAAGATGGGACGACAATGAAGAAATTAAATCAATAATAGAAAAACGTAAAATTAAATATGAAGTAATATTTGAAGGTGATTTTTTAGACTCTGAATATAGGCAAGCAAGGGCTAAAATAAATATAATACGTTTTGATTTTGGGGTTACTAAATACGGAAAATGTGATAATGATCCTTTTGATATTTGGTTTGAAGAAAATTTCAAAATAAATGCAGAAAAAGAAAAACAATATTTTAATCCAAATGATAAAAAAAGTAAAAGTGAAGAAATAAAAGAATTGATAAAAGGTAAAAATATAATCGAATCTTTAGAAGAGCTATATCAAAAAGATATGGAAAAGTTATTGAATACTTATAAACAATTAGAAAATATTGATTATGATTTATTTAAAGAGATGGGCGTTAATTTTGATAATCTAAAAACTGCATTAAAAGAAAAAATAAGTAATTTAAAAATATTATATTGGAATGAGTTATTTGATAATTTAGATAAGATAACAAATAAATTAACATCTGAAAGCCGAAAAAAAATATTAGATAAATTGAATAAACAAACAAATATTGATTTTACGGCTGGTAATGCTTATTCATTAGTAATATGGGTTTTGAAAAATGCTAATATCTATATTGACGAACAATTAAAAGAAGTTTATTTTGAGATGGCAAGTCCTGATAATATAAAAAACTATAAGTCAAATAAAAAGTTTATTGAAGATGGTTGGAGATATTCAGTAAAAGATCATACGCATTTTAAATTAGACTATAGGTTAGTATTTGTAAGATGGAATTGCTTTGATAATACAGGTTATAGTAGTTATCAATATCCAAAAGGATTGTATAGAGATATACATGATTTTATAAACGATATTTCTACTATTGCAAATAATTTAGGGTTTGAAAATATAGATAGTAGTTTTAATTTTAATTGGCAAGCAGGAAAGGAAAATATATTTACTTACACGAATGGAAAAGAATTCATGAGAATTCGTGCGTATAAAAATGGAAATATACATTGTAAAATAAATCAAGAATTTATGATGAAATTGAATATAGAAATGGCAAGATTAAATAAATGGGTTAAGGATGAAACTAATTGTGCGAATGAGCTTGAAATTGATATTAAAGAAGTACATAAATATTTTGGAAGTAATAGAAAGTTATTAAGAAGTGAAGTTAAATTGTTAGGTTGTAATAATGAATAAACCATTTTTTCAAACTGATCTATTTGGTAATGAAATAAAATCAAAAGAAAAAACAAAAAAGGAATATACACAAGAAGAACTTTGTGAAAAATGTCAAAAATATAAAACTTGTTTATCTCCAAAAATAAAACCAAAAGGTAAAGGCAAAAAACAAATACTAATAATTACAGAGTTTATAACAAAAGAAGAAGATGAACAAGGGTTTTTAAATAATAAAGCGGGTAAATATTTACAAGAAACTTTAAAAGAACTAGATATAAATTTATTTGAAGATTGTTATATTATTCCTGCAATAAGATGTAAAAGTAAGGGTATTCCTACAAATTCAGATATTAAATTATGTAAAGGTAATTTATTAAGAGAGATAGAAATTTTATTACCTAAAAAAATAATAACTTTTGGTAAAATAGCATTAGAAAGTTTAATCGGGCATAAAGAGTCAGTAACTACATATGAACAATGGATAGGTTTTAATATTCCAGATCAAGAATATAAATGCTTTATTTATCCTATTTATTCTCCTAGTTATATTTTGCATAATGAAAAAGAAGTTATTTTACAAAAAATATTTAGAGATAATTTATATAATGCTATTAATGATAATAGAAAATTTAAAATATTAGATTATAAAAATAATATCTGTATTATAAGAAATAAAAATAGAATAATTGAATTTTTACAATATATAAAAGATAATGATATAATAACTTTTGATTATGAAACAAATTCATTAAGGCCTCAATATAAAAATAGTAAAATAGTTTGTATATCAATTTGTATAAATAGAAAAAGTTATGCATTTATGATAAATAATGATGAAGAAATAATATTAGAATTAAAACAGATATTTGAAAATGAAAAAATATATAAAATATGTCAGAATGCTAATTTTGAAAATTCCTGGACTAAAAATATTTTTAAATGTGATATAAAAAATTGGTATTGGGACACGATGATTTGTTCTCATATATTAGATAATAGGCAAGGAATAACTGGATTAAAAAGACAAACATATTTAAATTTCGGAATAAAAGGATATGATGATAGTATAAGTAAATTTTTAAAATCAAGTAGTAATTATAATAATATAGAAAAAGCTAATCAAGAACAATTATTATATTATTGTGCATTAGATAGTTATTTTACATATTTACTATATGAAAAGCAAAAACAAAAATTAGATAATGACATTCATTTAAAAAAAGGTTTTGAATTTTTTATGGAAGGATTAAGGAATTTATTTGATGTTCATTTAAATGGAATAAAATTTGATAAAGAAGCATATCAAAAAAATTATAATATTTTAACTGATAAAATAAATTTATTGCATAATGAAATAATGAATAGTAAAGAAGTAAAATTATGGAAGGAAGATAATTTTAATTACGATAGTAGTAAACAATTAAGAGTATTATTATTTGATATTTGTAAATGGGAAATAAAAGGAGAAACAAAAACAGGTTTACAAAGCGTTGATGCTAATAGTTTAAAATTATACGATAAAAGATTAACTAATAATATATTAGAAAAAAGATCATTAACAAAAATGAGAGATACTTATTTAAGCCAATTTGATAGGGAAGAAATAAATGATTTTTTATATCCTATTTTTAATTTACATACAGTTTCAAGTTATCGTCCATCCACTTCATTTCCTAATATGGCAAATATCCCGAAAAGAAATGAAGTTGCAAAAGATATGATAAGGGAAACTATAATTGCTAAAAATGATTATTTAGTAGAAATCGATTACTCAGGTATTGAAGTTATGGTAGCAGCTTGTATGACAAAAGATAGTAATTTAATTAATTATATAAATGATGAAGATACGGATATGCACAGAGATACAGCAGCAGATATTTTTTATATAGATAAAGAAAAAGTAACAAAAGATTTACGATATATTGCAAAAAATAAATTTGTATTTCCTCAATTTTACGGAGATTATTACGTTAATTGTGCTAATAATATTTGGGAATATTGTACAGAAGATCAGAAAAAAATATTATATTCTTTTATAAGTAGTAAACAAGAATTTGAAAACCATATTAAACAGGTAGAATATATATTTTGGAATGAAAGATTTAAAGAATACAATGAATGGAAAAAAGCTAATTATAATTTTTATTTAGAAAATGGATATATAGAATTTAAAACAGGATTTAGAGCAACGGGATATATGAGAAGGAATCAAGTTAATAATTTGGCATTTCAAGGACAAGCGTTTCATTTATTGTTATGGAGTTTATGTAAAATAAATAAATATTTAAAAGAAAATAATTATAAAACTAAAATTATAAATCAAATATATGATTGTATAGTGTTTGATGTTTGTGAAAGTGAATGGGAAGAATTATTACTTTATATAAAAAATATAATGTTAAATGAAATTAGGAAAAATTTTGAATGGATAATAATTCCATTAAATGCAAAAGTTACTTATTATGGAAAGAATTGGGCAGACGAAATTAAAGAGGAGGATTTATAAAATGAATATAAAAGATTTAAAAGATTATATTAAAGAGAATAAATTAAAAGATGCTATGGAAATTATAATAAATTATTCAAAAGTTTATAGTTATGGAGTTTGTGTAAAAAGTAAATTAACAGATAAAATTGGTACTTACTTATCAATAAATGGTTATGATGAAGAAGAAATATATAGAATACGAAAAAAAGAGAAATATATTAATTTTTGTATAAAACAAGGATTTTCAAGGGAAGAAGCAAAAGAATTATTTTATAAAAAATATATTATTCCTTATATGCCAAAATATATAAGGCTATCTATTGAACAAGTATTTTGGTATGAAAAAGAATTAAAATTAAAGGAGTTAAAAATTGAGTTCATTATTTAACAAATACGAACCTAATAATTTAAATGACCTTTTAGCAAATGAGAATAATAAAATTATTTTAAATGGTTTTTTAAATCAAAAAGAAATCCCGCAATCTTATTTATTTGTAGGAGATAGAGGTTGTGTAGATTGTGATACTGAATTTTTTAATGGTTTTGAATGGAAAAAGATATCTGAATATGATAAAGCAGATTTGGTAATGCAATATAATTTACAAAAAAAAGAAGCTGAATTAGTTTATCCTTTAAATTATATTAAAAATAAACAAAATAAATTATTTTATATAAAATCTAAATATGGAGTAGATCAATGTTTATCATTAAATCATAATGTTTTATATAAAAATAAAAAAACACAAAGATATGAAACTTCTTTATTTGAAAATATAAAAAATAAACATGAATCATTAGTTATGGGTTTTACTGGAAAATTTCAAACAACTTTTGATTATCAAATTAAAAGTAAATTAGAAATATCAGATATCTTATTAAGAATACAAGTTATGGTTAATGTTGATGGATATTTTATAAAAAGAGGGCAGCAAGTTTGTATAAATTTAAAAAAGAAAAGAAAAATAGAAAGAGCTGAATTATTATTAAAACAATCAGGATTAAAATATAGAAAATATGAAAAAAAATATAATGGTTATACAGCTTTCTTTTTTGTGCCGTTTTTTAGAACTAAAATCTTTGATAAAAAATATTTTAAATGTTCTAAAATACAATTAGATATTATTTTAGATGAGTTAAAATATTGGGATTTTGAATTTAATGGTAAAAAATTTTCTTCTAATAATAAAGAAGATATAGATTTTTTACAATATGCTTATGCTGTTTGTGGTTATCGAACTACAGTTAGGCAAGATAAAAGGAATAAAAATATAAATTATATATTAATTATTTCTAATAATTCTTTTGTGGGTATTACAAAAAATGTAAAAATATTAGAATATAATACAAAAGATGGTTTTGAATATTGCTTTACTGTATCGTCATCATATTTAATTTTACGTAGAAATTTTAGAATTTTTATTACTGGAAATTGTGGAAAGTCATTAACTGCAAAATTAATATCAAAACAATTAAACTGTCAAGATAATATACAAGTATTAGATTGTATAACAGATAGGGGGATTGATAATATAAGAAAAATAATAGATAATTGTCAATATAGAACTTTAGATAATAATCCAAAAAGTTATATAATAGAGGAAGCTCATCAATTGCCAACTTTAAGTCAGGAAGGCTTTTTGACTTGCCTTCAAAAACCTCCAAAAAATACTTACTTTTTTTTCACTACAACTGAAGAATCCAAAATTGTAAAAACAATAATTTCACGTAGTAAAAGGTTAATTTTTGAGAAAATAAGTAATAGATATCTTTACCCATATTTAATAGATATTTCAATAAAAGAAAATAATGAAATTAGTAAGACAGTGGCACGAAATATATGTGATGCTGTTGATGGTCATATTAGAGATAGTTTATCATTATTAGAAGTTGTTTTGCAATTTAAAGATGAAAGCAAACAGTTAGAAATAATTGGAAAAGGTATTGAAGAAGATAAAACTATAATAGATTTATGTAGGTTATTATTAAAATCAAATAGTTGGAATGAAGTAAGTAATATTTTAAAACAATTACAAAATCAAAATCCCGAATCAATTAGGAAAGTAGTAATAAGTTATTTTGGGAAGGTGTTGTTAGATAAACCGGATATAAAATCAGCAATGATAATAGAAGCATTGCAGAATCCAATTTATGACATGCCAGTATTAATAATGCAATTATTTTCAGTTTTTAGAAATTAATTATATAAAAAAATATTATAATATAGTAAGGAGAAATAAATGAATGATTTAAATTATTTACAAGATTTAGAAATTGACGGCAATAATATTGATAATATAGTTGATACTCATGCAGTTACAAGTATGAGGTATCACGAATTATATGCTGAAAAATTAGAACAATTAAATGAGCAAAAAAGAAAAGTGAAAATTACAGAAGCAGAATTAAAAGAAGAATATGCTAAAATTTATATTCAGAATAAAAAGTCAGGGGAAAAAATAACAGAAAAAGAAAATGAAAGTTTGATATTGACTAATCCTGAATATAAAAAAATACAAGAAAAATATTTTGCAGAACTTAAAGAACAAAATAGTTTAGATAAAGATTATAATGTTATGGAAGGTGTTATTAAAAATATGCAAGCAAGAAAAAATATGATCGAGAGTAAAATAGTATTAATTCAAATGGGTTTATCTAGCATAAAACAAAATAAAACATCTGATAAATTACATAATAAATTAAATAAAGGAGAATAAAATGAAAAAATTTAAAATTACTTTTAAACATACCGTTGAAGAATGGTATGAAACAATAGTAGAAGCAGAAACCAGAGAGGAAGCAGAAGAAGTTTTTGATGATGATCCTTTTATGAATGTGAATGAAGATCCATTTGATACTCAAGGTTTAGAAATTGAAATTGATGATATAGAGGAATTATAAAATGATAGATAAAATAATAAATATAGCATTTATAAGTATTTTAATATTCGTTTTAACTTACCCTTTAATTAGGATAATTAGTAAAGCATGGTATAAAGGATATTTTGAAGAAATTAGTAATATAAAATTTAAAGATTTAAATAAAAGGAGTAAAAAATGAGTTTTAAATCAAAATTTAAAAAAGAAGCAAATAATTTGCATAATAAGAGTAATTCAAATTATGATTATTATTTAGATTTGCAAAAGTATAATTTAGAGAAATTTAAATTTGAAAAAGAAGAAAAGGATTATCTATTTGATATTTTGCCTTATACTATTGAAACTGAAAGACATCCTGATTTTGGTAAGCAAGAAAAAACATATCATTTAGAAATTTTTATTCATTCTTATGTTGGAATAAACAAAGGTAGTTATTTATGCATGGAAAAAATGTATGGAGAGGTTTGCCCTATTTGTGAAGAGTTTAGAAGAAAAAAAGAAGAATTAGAAAATAAGGGTTTTGCAAATAATGAAGTATGGGAACAGATTAAAGATTTAGCATATAAGCAAAGAATTTTATATTATATTTTATATAAAGGTAAAAAATATATTTTTGATTCTGCTTATAAGTCTTTTGAAAAAAATTGGAAAAGTGCAGTAGAAAGAAAAGAAGCAAGGGGAGTTGATGTATTTCCAGTTTATTTAAATGAGGAAGGGTGCACAAGTTTGGAATTTACTTATGTGCCAAAAGGGCAAAACTTTTTTGATTTAATTAACTTTGATTTTCCTGCTATTGAAAAGTATAATCCAGAAAATGTAAAAGATTTAGTATCATTAGAGAAATTATTAATTATACCAAATGAAGAAACTATAAGAGATTCATTATTAGGAATTACTTATAATGATGAAAATGAGGATGCAGAATCTGTTAGTAATTTAAAAGAATTTGTAAAAGAAAATGATTATTATAAAGAAGTAGTAGAAAAAGAAGAATTAAAAGAAGAAATTCAAGAACCTGCTAAAAAGAAGAAAAAATCAGTAGAAAATGAATGTCCTTACGGAACTCAATTTGGAAAAGATTGGGACGAATATGAGCATTGTGATAAATGTGTAAATGAACATCCAGAAGTTTATGAGACTTGTAAAGCTATGTATAAAAATAATAAATAATTAATTATAATAGTTGCTATGTGGCGGAATAGAGACGCCAATGACTTGAAGTGGCGAGGGAAAGTTGAAGGCATTTGACAAGTACGGCTTCGCCGAGTGAAGGCTATAATGGGCTAGCCGTGTAAGAATCGAATCTTACCATAGCAGCTATTATTTTATTTAAGGGGTTAAATAATGAAAATAAAAGATATATTAGCTATTTATAATCAACAAGGTTTTAAAGAAGATATAATTGATAAATACCAAATTAAAAATAAAGATGAACAAATATCTATTAAAAAAGCTATGCAATTTATAAGAGATGTTTTTGAAGTGGATTTTGTTTTTTATGATAAGTTTATAAGATATGCAAGAAAATATAATTTGTTGATAGAAGAAGACAAGAAGCAAAAAAATTGGAAATTAAAAATAAGTTATGAAAATATATTTAAGTTGATGTTAATTCCTTTATATAAAATATTAAAAGAAAAGGAGAAATAAATGAGCAAAGTTGATGAAGTTATAAATGATGCTATAAATGAACCTAAAAAGAAAAAAGAAAAAACTATAATTGATTATTTTTCTTCTGGTTGTAAAATTTTAGATTTAAATTTAGGTGGTGGTTATGCAAAAGGTAGAATGGTTAATATAGTAGGAGATAAATCTACAGGAAAAACTTTATTAACAGTTGAAAGTTTAGTTTGTAATAAAATTAAAAATAAAGATTTAAAAATAATTTATGATGATGCAGAGGCGGGATTTAATTTTAATACAAAAGCTATTTATGGAATTGAAATTTATAATGAAAATTATTCTCATTCTTCTACGATTGAAGATTTTGATTTAAATTTTCAAAGAGAAATAAAAAAAGTAAAAGAAAATCAAGAAGCAATTTATGTTTTAGATAGTTTTGATGCAATAGGAAGTTTAGATGAAGTTGAAAAAAGAAATTCAAATAGGAAATTAAGATTAAAAGGCGAAAAAGAAAAAGGCGATTATGGAATGATTAAACAAAAAAAGTCAGGTGAATTTTTTAAAGATTTTATAAAAGAAATGCGAAATAAAGATGTTTCATTATTTATAATTAGTCAGGTAAGAGAAAATATAAGGGTAATGTTCGGAGAAAAATATAGAAGATCGGGAGGCAAGGCTCTTGATTTTTATGCTGCTCAAATTATATGGTTAGCAGTTTGTGAAAAAATAATTAAAAATGGTATAGTTATTGGAGTTCGTATTAAAGTTCAGGTTAAAAAAAATAAAGTTGGTTATCCTTTTACTGAATGTTTTATTGATATTCTTTTTGATTATGGTATTGATAATATTACTTCAAATATTTATTATTTATTTGATTTATTAGATGCACAAGGCAAATTGAAAAAAGTTAAAAAGCAAAAAAAAGAAGATGGAGAAAATGAGGATGAAATAGAAAAAAAAGAAGATAAAAAACCTAAATTAGAATTTAATAATGAAAAATTTTCTTCAGTTGAAGAATTAGTTTTTTATATTGAACAAAATAATTTAAAAGAATTATTAGAAAATCAAGTTGAAGAAAAATTTTTAAAAATAAGAGATACAATTTCTACAAAAAATAGGATGAGAAAATATTAAATGTTAAAAAGAATAACTATCAGATCAGCTAAAAACAAAGGTATATATTTACAAAAACTTATTGCAAAAAGAATTTGTGATTTGTTTGATATAGAATTTAACAATCAGGATGATAATTGTCAAGTAAGATCAAGAACTTGCGGATTGAGTGGAACAGATATAATATTAACAGGCGAAATTTATAAAATATTTCCTTTTGATTGCGAATGTAAATCAGTTGAAAAACCTAGTATTAAAAATTGGATAAAGCAAGCAAAAACAAACACAAAAGAAAATCGTAATTTTCTATTATTCTGGAAATGTAAAGATTTTAAAAAACCAGTAGTAATTTTAGATAGCGAAGTTTTTTTTAATTTATTAGAAAAGTTATATAAAAAATAATTATTATATAGTGAGAGGTTAAAAAATGAAAATAACAATTGATAATGTTAAAAAAGAAAATTATGAATGTTTTAATTACCCAAATAGAGAATTTAAAAAAATAGAAATAAATAATATAAAGTATAATAAATTAGGTAAAGATATTAAAATTGAGTTTGATAATGAAAGAGAGGCTGAAAATTTTATTTATGAATTAGTTAATGAAAATTTATGTAAAGAAGAATTTATTAGTTTATTAGAAGGAGAAGGATAAAAATGAGGTTTGTTTTAAAAATATTTACTATTGATTTTACTATAAAGGGAAAATATTTTTTAATTGATTTTATTAGTATAAATAATAAATCATTATTTTATTACTATAATGATGTAGTTATGATTGAATTTCAATTTTTATTTTTTATATATAAAAGAGTTTGCAAATGATCCGAAAAATTGAGTTAAAAAATTTTCAAAGCCATAAAAATTCTATATTAGAATTTACTAATGGAATAAATATAATATCAGGAAGTTCCAATAATGGTAAGTCAAGTATTGTAAAGGCGATAAATTTTGTTATTAATAATGAGCCAAAAGGTATTGATATAATAACTTATAACGAAAAAGAATGTAGAGTAAAATTAGAAATAGATGATAATATAATTGAAAAAGTTAAAACAGCTGATGGAAAAATAAATTCTTATGAAATAAATAATGTAGAATTAAAATCAATCGGACAATCTATTCCAGAAGAAATAAATAATTTAAATTTTAATGAACTTAATTTACAGATGCAGTTTGATAAATTTTTTCTATTACAAGATAGTCCAGGAGAAGTTGCACGAAAATTAAACAGAATAATAAATTTAGAAGTTATTGATGAATCAGTAAAAAAAATAAAAAGTAAAGTAAATAAAAAGAAAAATGATATTGATTATTTAGAAGTAGATATAAATAATATAAAAACTAAATTAGACAAATATAATAATTTAGAAGAAATAGAAGCTATAATAATTAAATGTGAAAAATTAGAAGATGAAAAAGAAGATATTTATCATAAAATAAATCAATTAAAATTATATTTTACTGATCTTGAAAATTGTAGAAACCAATTAAAATTATATAAAAATATAGAAAAGCAAAAAGTAATATTAAAGAAATTAAAAGTATTAAAATTAAATTTTGAAGAAATAAATAATAAAATAATACAGTTAAATAGTATAAAAAATAATTATAATATTAATATACAGGAATTGGAAAGTTATAAAGATAATAAAATTAAATTAGAATTGATTAAAAAGCTAAAAGTTAAAATAAGTGCTTATAATAATTTAGCAGATAAAATAGATACTTTAGAAAGTTATAAGGATAATAAAGTTAAGGTAAAAGAATTGAATAATAAAATTTTTAATATAGAACAATTAAAAAGTAATTTATTGCCCAAAGGTTCTAAATGTCCAGTATGTAAAAGAATTTTATAAGGATAAATAAATGAGTAAATTTTTTATTGAAGGTTGGAAAATTTTTATATTAAGATGGGATTTTTTTATAAAATATTGGTATATATGGGTAATATTTTTTATATTATGTTTTATATTTTTATATTTTTGGAGTAAATTAAAATGAAATTATTGTTTTGTTCAGATTTACATTTTAGATATGATTTACCAATCAACCGTATGGATGACTTTTTAGAAGTACAAATAAACACTTTAAAATTTATATCAAAAGTAGCAACACAAAATAAATGTCCTATTATAATTGCTGCGGATTTATTTTATAAACCAAAACCAGTAAATAGTATATTTTTAGAAAATACTTATTATAATATTTTTAAAGAAAATATTATTTATTTTATAAGAGGTAATAATAATCATGATTTATTATATGGGAATTATGATAAATTTGAAGAAAATAGTATCGCAGTTTTATCAAAATTCCCTAATTGGAATTATAATCCGTATAATAGTTATTTTGAGATACAAGATAATATTGTATTAAGTATGTTTGATTACAATGAAGAAATAAAAGATATACGAGATAAGAATAAGTTTAATATTTGTGTATTTCATAAATATTGTGAAAAAGATGATTTACCAGAATATATTAATGATGGGATAACTGCAAAATTATTATTAGAAAAATATGATTATGATATATTTGTAGTAGGGGATAATCATAAAGCATTTGAATATAAAAAAGATAATAGATTTGTATTTAACACGGGTTGTATTTCAAGACAGAATTTAAATGAAAAGGATTATCAACCTTCCATTATTCTATTTGATACAGAAACTAAAAAATATGAAAAAATATTATTACCAGATCAAAATAAAAACGTTTTTAAAGAGGAAAATTTAACAGAGCAAATTAAAAGGGAAAGTAGAATTGATAGTTTCATAGATATGGTAGGTAAAGGTAAAAAAGTATCTTTTAGTTTTGAATCGAATTTAAAAAATTATTGTAAAGAAAATAATATTAGTGAAGATATTATAAATGAAATTGAGGAGGTTTTATAATGAGTGTATTAGATGAAATAATAAAAAGAAATACAGAAATGAGTTGTGTGTATAGAAAATTATATAAAAAACAAAATAAAAAATATAATAGGGCTTTATCGGATCGTTTTGAAGGTTTTTATGAGGAATCAGATAAAGAATTGAGGAATCGTATTAAAAAATTAAATAAGGAGTTAAATAATGAATCTAAATGAATTACAAGGTAAACTTGAAAATTATGAAAATGAGATTAATGAAGCAGAAAAGAGAAAAAATCAAATTGAAGGTAAGCAGGAAAGTTTATTAGAAAAGTTAAAAACAGAATTTCAAATAAATAATGTAGATGAAATTGATGAAGTAATAGAAAAAGATAAATTAAAATTAGAAAAATTAGAATCAGAAATAAATAATAATTTATCAGAATTAGAAAAATATGAAATGGAGTAGAAAATGAATGAGAATCTATATAGTAATTTACCATATCATAGAATGGGATTTGATAATCCTTTGGTTGAGGATTATGAAAAAGATTTAAAAAAATTAAATAAAAATATTAATAATTTAATAGAAGATTTTATAAGTGATAATCTTATATATATAAAACAATATATAAACGAAAAGTATGATATGTTGCATAATGAACAAAATGATGTATGGAAAAATCGTATGGAATCTGAATTTAAAAGACAAGAAGATTTATATAAACAAGAAATAGAAGACTTAAAGAAAATTATAGCAGAACTGATTAAATATAAGCAAGTTATTATTGAAAATATTGAATCTAATAAAAAAATTGATATTGATTTTTTTGAGAATGGTTTTTCTGGGGTGTATATTTTATATCAAGATGAAGAGGTTGTATATGTAGGTCAAAGTAGATTTATATTTAATAGAATACAAACGCATATATTAGATAGGGATAAAAAATTTAATTATGTCGAATTCATGTTTTTTCCAAAAGATCGTTTAGATGATTTAGAAATGTTTTTAATAAAAAAACATAAACCTAAATATAATAAAATAGGATTAAAATAATGATTAAACAATATAGAGAAAAAATAAACAAATTAAAATATGAAAAAGATATAATCAAAAAAGATTTAAAAAGTAAAAATTCTCAATTATTAGAATATAAAAAACAATTTGAGAATTTATTAAAAGCTCAGGATATAATTCAAATTGTAGCACAACAAACTCAAAATGAAATTAAGTTTTTTATTACAGACATAGTTAATTTAGCATTATCTTCTATACCTTTTGAAAATCCCCCTGATAGTTTTGAGATGGAATTTGTACAGAGACGTTCACAAATCGAGTGTGATTTATTCTATATACAGAATGGTTATAAAATAAGCAATGTTTTATTAGGACAAGGCGGTGGAGTTTTGGATGTTACAAGTTTTGCTTTATTGCTATCTTGTTGGAGTTTACAAGATAAGAAAAATAATTGTATAATATTTGATGAGCCTTTTAAAAATGTAAATGATCCTGAGAAACAATTAAATTTAAAATTCTATATAAATGAGATGATAAAAAAAGTATCAAAATTATTAAAACTGCAATTGATAATAATAGGCGATAATGATAATTTTGATGAAATTGCAGATAAATTATTTAAGATGAAAATTAAAAATGGTATAAGTATATGCCAATAACTAAAAATATTATAATAAAAACATGCCCATTTTGTGGTAGATATCCATCAATAAAAATTAGAAAAGGTTTTTATTATATAGAATGTTGTTTTATTAGAAAATTTGGTTATTATAAAACAGATAATAAATTAATAGAAAATTGGAATAATAGAATATATAATTGGAGAATAACTATGTTAAATTATAGAATAAGTCATAATGAAATATCAAGAAAAAAAGATGTAATAAAAGCAAAAAATAAAAATGAAGCTATAAGAATATTTTGCGAAAGATTTAATGTTAAAAATTTAGATATTGAATTATTTGATTGTCAGATAATAACAAATGAAGAGTATGAGGAGGAAAAATCATGGAAATAACAATTATTATATGTATTACTATAATAATTTTATTTGTTATAAATAAAATAAAAATTTAAAGGAGGTTAAATGAAAGTAAAATTATCAAGAGAAAAAATTATTAATAATTTAGGAGGTATTAGAAGTTTATTGCAAAAAGAAAATATTGTTAAATTGAATTATGCAGTAATTAAAATTGAAGAAGTATATTCTAATTTAGCAAAAGAATTTCAAACAGAATTAGAAGTATTAGATAAAAAAAGAATTGCTGTTTGTGAAAAGTATTGTGAAAAAGATGAGAATAATAAACCTATTATTAAAAATAATTCTTATGAAGGATTAAAAGGGAATGAAGAATTTGAAAAAGAAATAAAATTATTAACAGAAGAAAAAGAAAATTATTTAAAAGAAGAAATTGAAATTGAAGGATGGGAAATTAAAGAAGAATGGTTAGATAATAGAATGCAGGGAAATGCTCAAAAAGCTATTATCCCATTTATTGAAAAAGAAGAAAAAGAAATAAAATTAAATTAAGAGGAAATTAGACAGAGTATAAAAGCTCTGTCTTTTTATTTAAGAAAGTACTTTATTTTTTTAAATAAAAATAATATAATTAAAATTATGAGGTTAATATGAAAGAACAAATAACTGAAAATTTTGCTAATCTATTATTAGATAATACGTCAGTATATAATTTAATAGAAACTTGGGCAAAACGTGAAATTATTAAAGAATGGAAAGAAAAAGGTTATATAAAACAATCAAGAGAAGAAGAAATAAGGGAAAATATAAAAAATATAGAATGTTCTAAACCATATCAAAATTATTCAGGACATATTTTAAATTATATAACTCAATTAAAAGAATTAATAGAAATGTTAGATAATAAGGATAAGATATATGAAAAATAATATAGAAAAAGAGTTAGAAAATACAGTAGAATTTAATAATACTAAATTTAAAGAAAGGACTTACTATTTAGATAAAAAAGATTTAGAATTAACTTTAAAACAAAGAAAATTTGCATTTTATTATATAATGACTAATGAAAATCATACAAAAGCAGCTAAAATGGCGGGATATTCTGAAAAAGGAATAGATGTAAGGTGCAGTTTATTATTATCGAGTATTAAAATTAGAGAAGCAATTAAAATTGTGATAGAAAATGAGTTAGGAAAAGAAAAAGAAAAATTAGAATATAACATATTTAAAAAGTTAAAAGCAATACTTGAATCTGATATTTTAGATTATGTAGATGAGCAGGGAAATTTAAAAAAGAGATTATCAGATATACCAAAATATTTGAGACAATGTATAAAAAAGATAGAACCTAAATATTATGGAAAAGATGCAGGGGTTAGAGTATTAACAGTAGAGTTAATGGGTAAGGAATTTGCTATGCAAACATTAATGAAGTATATAAATATGGTTAAAGAAGATAAGAATAATGAGAATACTTTAACTGATGAAACATTAAAATCTTTATTAAATAAACTTCGCGGAGAATAGTTTGGAATATAAAATTTGTACTAAATGTAAAAAAAGATAAATTAGATATGAAAGTAGTAAAATTATATCAAATTGAAGATTTATTACTAGAAAGCATAAATGACAAATGAAGAAATATTAAAAGATATAATAGACAATCCTCATAAGTTGGGAAGATTAATAAATAAAAATAAATTAACTAAAATTCATAGTTATTGGATAAAATATTTATGGTATCCGGTAGAATACTTTACTAAAAATGATAATGAAAATCTAAAAGATATGCTAAACTTTTTTAATAGTTTAGGTAAATGTTATGAAATAAAAAATGATAGGAATAAACTAGAAAGACATTATTTAACAGAAGAAATATTATTAGAATTATTAAAAAATCCAAAAAGATCATTACAAGCTCATCGTGGAAGTTATAAAGATATAGATATTAATGAGCCTGTATTAACGACCACTGGATTTAAAAAACATGGTGATTTAAAAGTTGGAGATAAAGTTTTTTCTCCTACTGGTAAGCCTATAGAAATAGTTGGTGTTTCTGAAATATTTTATAATAATTGTTATAATATTGTTTTTAGTGATAGTCATAGTATTATATGTGGTGAAGGGCATTTATGGGAAGTTGGTGTATTAAAATGGACATCAAGAAAGGAAAATGGAAAAGAAATAAGAACTAGAAAAAGAAAATATATAATTACATCTACTAAAGAACTTAGTGGACATATTCATAAGCCAGATAATAGATTATCTGTTAAATTAAATAAAGCTGTAGAATTTTCTAATAAAGATTTACCTATAAATCCTTATTTATTAGGTGTATGGTTAGGTGACGGGCATTCCGAAGGAGGGAGGCTTACTGGACATAGGGAAGATTACCAAATTATACAAGATATAGAAAAAGATGGAAATGTGGTTAGTTCTATGTTTTATGATAAAAGAAATAAAAATGTTGCTACATATAGAATAAAAAATTTAACAACAGAATTACATAAATTGAATTTACTTAAAAATAAACATATTCCTGAATTATATCATATATCAAGTATCGATCAACGTTCTTTATTATTACAAGGATTAATGGATACAGATGGGTCTTGTAATAAAGGTGGAAATGCTATATTTAATACAAAATATGAAAAATTAGCAAAAGATGTTTTACGTTTATCTTATAGTTTGGGATTAGCCCCTAGATTTAATAAATACACATATTTTTATAAATCGTTGGGAAGAGATTATACATATTATAATGTAGCATTTAGGGCTTATAAAAAAGATAAACCTTTTAGATTAAAAAGAAAATTAGATAAATGTTTAGATGGTTCTCGAACATTTAAAGATAAATATATTATATCTGTAGATAAAACCCTCACTATACCAACAAATTGTATAAAAGTAAATAGTGAAGATGGCCTTTATTTAGTTGGGAATGAATTGACAGTAACACACAATACAACCGCTTTATCTCCGATAGGGTCAATAGAGAGATTATTATTTGAACCTAATATTAGAATTTGTTTAGTACAAAAAAACTTTACAAAGGCTAGCTTACTATTACAAACTATTAGACAGGCAATGTTAGTACCGGAAGTACAAGAATTATTTAAAATAGCACATGGATTTTATCCTAAACCGGTTACAAAAAGAGATAATATATTAACATTTAATTTTAAAAAAACTTATACCCCAGAAGGCAATATAAATGCTTATGGGGTTATACAAGATATGACAGGTAAGCACTTTGATTTTATACAAGCTGATGATTTTGTAACTTTGGATGATAAGGTATCAAAAGCAGAGAGAGAAAAAACTAAATTAAGATTAGAAGATATAATGAATAATATTTTAGATCCAGGGAAACAAATTGGATTATCTGGAACGCCTTGGCATAGAGAAGATGCATGGATAATATGTCCATCTACTTTAAAATTTGATATTAATATGTTAGATATATTAACAGAAAAAGAAAAAGAAGAAAAAAAAAGAGAATTAACGCCAGTAAGTTATGCAGCTAATCATGAATTAAGACATATAGCATCAGATAGTCAAATGTTTCAAGAGGCAAGTTGGGCAAAATGGGATGTGTTTATTAAGGTTGGAGTATATGGACATTTAGATGCAAAGTATTCAGGTAATCATACAAATGGTTTATGTTTTATGGCTAAGAAAAAAGATGGCAGGATTCAAGCAATAGGATTTTGCTTTCACGAACATATAGACGATAAATTAGATTTTGTATATGAGAAATGGAAAAAATATTTTTGTGGTACTCTATATTTAGAAGATAATGCCGATAAAGGTTATTTAGCAAAAGAGTTAGCGAAAAAAGGTGTAAAAGTAGAGACATATCATGAAAGTATGAATAAAGGTATTAAAATAGAAACTTATGGATATAAACATTGGAAAAATATAGACTGGGATATAGATACCGATCCTGAATATATTAGTCAAATTTTAGATTATCAGGAAGGACAAGAGCCAGATGATTGTGCAGATAATTTTTCCAGTTTATGTAGACAGAAATTTGATAAACCTCATGTAGATATGAGTAGATGGGCGTGGTAAAAAATATTATATTTTTTATATAAAAAAGTATTATAATATAGTAAGGAGTTAAAAAAATGAAAGGTAAATATATAATTGTTAAATTTGAATATGGGGAACAACCTATATTATTTCCCAATGCTATAAAACATAATTCTTTTAAAAAGATGGGTGAAATAATAGCTGCTGGATTTTGGTCAAAAAATAATAATAAATTTAAATGCTGTGGATATTCTGAATCTTTACAAATTAATAGTCGCGATCAAATTGATGCAGATTTAATGGAAGTATTTTTTTCATTAGATATTTGATAAATATTAATAATATTTTTTTAATTATAGAAAGGAGAAAAAAGATGAATCCAGTAAACATTGATAAAGGAAGGTTCAGAAAGTTTGGAAGATATTATAAAGATGCAGGTTGGCATGTAGGGCATGATTTTGATTGTCCTATAGGAACAGAAGTATTTGCAGTTGATGATGGAATAATAATATTTTCAGGGCAAGTAAATGGTTTTGGTTCTATGAATCCGCATAGTCCTGGAGGCGTAATAATAATACAACATGAAAATTATTGTACTTTATATGGACATATAAAGAGAGATTTAAAAAAAGATAGTAAAGTTAAAAAAGGTGATAAAATAGGGGAGGTTGCAGAGTTTAGAAATCAGAATTTTTTATTGCCTCATTTACATTTTGGAAAATATGAAGGTGAAGGATTACCAAAAACAAAATGGGGTTATGTTAAAAAAGAAGATGATGTAAAGAAATGGCTTGATCCTTTAAAATAAAAATAATTTTACTTTATTTTTTTATAAAAATTTATTATAATAATGAATATTATCGTATATCCTATATGGATATATCCCCGAATATTTCGGTATTCGGGATTTTATTTAGATAATTTATTTTGGAGTACAAATGCCGATATATAAAAAGTTTGATTCTAACATTCCTCAGGATATGAAAAAATATAACCAATTAAAAAATGATGCAACAAAAGTTATAAAAGCAATAGAAAAAAAAGATATTATAAATTTAACTCCTTTTAGAGAAAATCCAAAACCAGAAAATAAAAGCAATCGAGCAGATAACTGGTCTAATATAATGACTGGACTAGGCCAAAGATTTGATAAATCCAGATATACCACTTTTTCAGGTTATGAAATACTAGACGATCAAATGCTATCAGAATTATGGGTTTCTGGAGGTTTTGCTCATAAAATTACAGCAGTACGTTGTGATGATATGACAAGGCAATGGATTAGAATAGAAAATGATCCTGATAATGATATTATAAATTATATGAAAAATATTGATACAAAATATCATATTAATTTAGGTTTAAAATGGAGGAGTCATTTTGGCGGTGGTATAAATGTATTAGGAATAAATGATGGTGGAAAATTAGAAGAAGAAGTAAATATAAATAAAATAAAAAGTATAGACTGGCTAGAAACTTATGATAGAACAGATTGTTCAATTACAGAATTTCATTATAATAAAGATAAAGGCTCTGCTAATTTTGGGGAGCTAGAATATATAACAATCCAACCACCTTATGGAACCCCTTTTAATGCTCATGTTTCAAGATGTTTAATTTGGAAAGGAATACCAGTACCAAAAAGAATAGAATCAGGCAATTTCTATTTTTGGGGGATGTCTGAATTACAACATGGTTGGAATGAATTAAAAAATTTATGTGCTAGTTTTAATCATATAGTAAAAATACTTTATGAGTTTATTATTGGAAAATATAAAATAGATGGTTTACAAACTTTAATTTCAGAAGGGAAAAAACAACAAGTAGACGAAATATTAGGTATTATAGAATTAGCAAAAAGCACAATTCAAGGCGTTCTATTAGATTCTCAGGATGATTATCAAAGGGATTCTGCTAATGTATCAGGATTATCTGATTTATTAGATAGGTATATGATGATGGTAGCCGGCGTTTATGATTATGCTGTAACTAAGTTATTTGGAAGATCAGCAGCAGGAGAAAATGCTACAGGTGAAGGTGATTTAAAAAATTACTATGATAGTGTAAAAAGTTATCAAGAAAATTTGATGTCTAAAAATTTAATGAAATTAATAAATTATGTTAATATAGCATTAAAAAATAAAATACAAGAACCTAATATAATTTATAATTCGTTATTTCAATTAACTCAAAAAGAAGAATTGGAATGTAAAAAATTACAGGCAGAACAAGATCAAATATATATTAATACTGGTGTATTAACTCCTGATGAAGTTGCAGAAGCTCGTTTCGGTGGAGATTCTTATTCTTATGATACTACTATTGATTTATTAAATAGGGAATCAGAAATGCAAATGGAAAATGAAGAATTAAAAAGACAAATGGAAGAGTTAAAAATGCAATAATTAAATAATAATCAAAATAATAATTTAGAAGAAATAGAAAAATGAATTGTGTAATTTGCAATATAAGAATAGCACAAAAAAATAAAATGATATGTGAACAATGTGAAGATGAAATCTATAAGCTATACGATAAGCAGGATGATAAAAATGCGATCGAAAATAGAGAAATTAAGGGAAGATTATAATTGTAATTTAAATAATATTGATAAATATGATAATTTATGTGGAGATAGACAATCCCAAAATTATATAAAATATTTAGAAAATAAAATTATAAAAAACGATGAAATAAATTTTAAAAGATTTATGCGTTTACAAATTGATGAAATTGAAAAATATAAATGGTGTAAAAGTGAAGAAGCTGGATATGATTTAGGAAATGCTTGCTGTCAAGAATGGGTTGAAAAATTTGCAAAAAGTTTTGCTAAAAAATATTGGAATGAATAAAAAGGAAATCTAATTGAGTTTAGAAACAAAAGAGATTTTTAAACAGCAAATTTTAAATGAAAAATTAAAATCAAAAAGAAAATTAAAAGTTAAAAAATTATCTAATTGGATAATTCCTACTGCTTATTATAGACAATATCGAAAAATAATATTAATTATTCTTAATAAATATATAGCAATTACAGAAAGTATATTTCCATTGTTAGAAAATTGGAATAAAGAAGTTAAAAGTATAAAGAATGATGTTTATATGATGCCTATGTCAAGTTTGGATAGAATCTGGAATACAAAAGAAGAGGATGAGGCTTGGAAATATTTACAAAATGATGCTTGGGAAGAAGAATTAGAAAATATAAATGTAAATGAATATGAAAAAGTATTTGAAGAAGAAAAAGATAGTTTAAAAAGAACTTTATTGAGTATGGGAGTTTTAATTTCTCTATTTAATAGAAATCAATGGACAAAAATAGTAAATCAGCAATTTAATTTTGAACCTTTTATTTATGAAAAATGGGAAAATTCTATTTTAAATTTTTGGGTAAATAGAAATGTTAATCTAATAAAAGGATTAACAGATGAATATAGAAAAAAAATAGTTGATACTATATTATCAGAAAATGCAAAAGGTTTATCAGTATCAGAATTACAGACTAAATTAAAAAGTATAAATAAAACATTTTCAGATTATAGAACAAATCTAATTGCAAAAGATCAGATAAATAAAATAAATAATCAATTAGCAGAACAAAGAATGAGAGATGCCGGCATAGAAACTTATATATGGATTACAAGTAAAGATGAAAGAGTACGGCCTTCTCATGCAGTTATGGAAAATAAATTATGTAGATTAGATGATCCTTCTTTATATTCAGATGATAATGGTAGAACTTGGAAAAGTAGAAGTTCGATAGGTGGAGTTCAATTACCTCCTGGGGAAGATATTAATTGTAGGTGTACTTCTTATGCTAATTTTGAATCGTTAGTAAATGAAATAAATAAAACTTCTGAAAATATTTTAGGATAAAAAAGTATTATAATAAAGTAAGGAGTTAAAAAAATGAAAATGAAAATTGATAAAGATATTTTTATAGCTTATGAGAAAATAAAAAAAATTTATAAAATATGTAGAAAAGATTGCATTGTTGGAATACAAAGAAAAGAATTAGAAAAATTATTTATTAAAGATTTATTTTTATTATATATTTTAAGTTTATTTTATTATGATAAAACTTTAATTTGTTTTTCTGAATTTATACATATTTTTAAAGTTATTTTTCGGATGCGTTATCCTGAATTAGAATGGTATGGAGCAATTTTTGATTGGAAAAAAAGAATAATAAATTTTAGAAGTGAAATAAATTTAAAATTAATATAAGGAATATAATATGAAATTTAATTGTTCTAAATGCAAAATAGAAATTATTTTAGAAGAGCAAAAAGTAGAATATAAAAAAAGAAAAAGATTTATTAGATGTCCTAAATGTAATATGAAATATGAAGTATTTAAAATGGCTTCTGGATATAAAAGAATGGAAGATGGAAGTTTAAGGGGGATTAAGCAATGAAATTAACAATTAATCAATTACCTGAAATCAAAAGGTTACCTAATAATCAAGAAATAATTTTACCTATATTTGCAAAAAAAGAAAACACAATAGTAGAACCTATTTATAAAATTAAAATTTCTGAAATAATAAATTATATAAAAATTGAATGTGAAAAGAATGATTTACAGGTAATTGAAGTAAATAATGGTATAGAAATAAGGAAAATAATAAAATGAAATATTTTATAGCTTATAAATACCACAGAATAGAAGAAACATTTAATGAGAAAAATGAAAAGGTTGTAAAGCAATGGGATAGTTATAGTTCAGATGCTTTAAATTTAGATTTTGAAATTAAAAGTTTAGAAGATGTTCAAAGAGCAGAAAAATATTTGTATGATTTATTAAATAAAGAAGTAATAGAAACTCAAAAAGTTACTGCTTTATTATTACTTAGTTTTCAAAAATTGGAAAGTTAAATGATAAAAAAATATAAACATAAAAAATGTGATTTAATAGTATCAGCAGAAAAGTTTAAAAAAGGAATGGAAGATAGGATAGAAGTTAGAAAATTTTTAGGTTTTAAACTTAAAAAATATATAGTATTAATTACTTACCCTATTTTAGATTGGATTCAAGTAAATAAGAATGATATGATAGTTACAAAAGAAAATGAAAAAAGAGTTTTTAAAATGGTTTATCCTAAAAAAGATTTTAAAAATTTATTTAAGAAAATAAAGGAGTAATAGATGAAAATAACAGATAAAGCATTAAGCATATTATCAGACGTTCACATTGAATTAACTGAAGCTATAGTAAAGTTTGATACTTTTAATAGTTTTCATGAAGGTTATGCAATATTAAAAGAAGAAGTTGATGAATTATGGGAGGAAATAAAAAATAAAAAACAAAGTAAAAATAAAATTCGGATAGAAGCAATTCAAGTTGCTGCTATGGCAATAAGATTAATTTATGATTTAATTAAGGAGTAAAAAATGAAAAATTTAATTAAAATAATAAAAAAATTTTTTAAAATGATATGGATAGAAATAAAAAAAATAAAAGAAATAATTGATATATTAACAAATTTTGATAATTGGAGGTATTAATTGCAAAAAAAAGAAATATCAAAAATATTAAATACAAAAAATAAAGTTATATCTAAAAGAAATTATAAAAAAAGAAAATTTAAATTAAAATTAAATTATTTAATACCTTTTGGTATTAGTGCTTTTATTATTTTATGCATTTTAATATTTGTTTTAATATTTATTAAAATAAATTTAAATAATTATAATAATTTAGAAAAGCAAATACAAATATTAAAAAAATCTAACTTATTGCAAGTAGAAATTAGAGATTTTATATCTAATAATATAAAAATGTTAAAAAATTCTAAAATGACAGACGAAAGAAAAATACAATTTTTAGGTTTAATATTTTCAAAAAGTTTAGAGTATAGAGATAAATTTTATTTAAAACCGGATTTTACTTTATATCATATAAAACAAGAAAGTAATTTTGATGAAGAAGCATTAGGAAAAGTAGGAGAAAAAGGATTATATCAATTTCATCCGTTAAAAGTAAAAGAAGCATGTAGGTTATATAAATTAACAGAAGATCAATTTACTAAAAGTTTAGAATTTCAAACTGATTATTATTTTTATTTAATGACTACTTATTTAGAATTTTACAAAGGTGATATGGATAAAGCATTACTTTGTTATAATTGTGGGGAATCTATTATAGAAGCTTTTAATAATAATATAGAGTATCTAAAAAAAGTGGTTTATTTAGATAATAATAGAAAAATTTATTCAGATATTATAATAAATAACTATAAGGAGAGTATTAAATGATTGATAAAAATACAGAAGAAGAAATACTAAAAGAAATTAGAAAAGTTAGTTTTGGAGAAATTACTATTAAGATTAATAGAAAAAAATCTTATGTAGATATTAAAACAGAAAAAAATAAAAGAATTATAACAGAAAGGCCTTTTATAAAATTTGAACATGATAAATTAAATATAAATCATGAAGGATAAAATATGAATAATAAAAGGAAATGCAGCATGAAAAATACAGCAGGGGATGATGATTATGTATTATTTCAATGTTCAAATTGTGATTGTTTACAATTAGTACGTATAATTGAATATATAAATAATTTTAGATGTCCAAAATGTGGTATTTTTTTAATAGATTTTATATAAGGAAAAATTTATGAAATTAATTTATATTGCCGGTAAATATACTGGCAAAACTTTTAGTGAAATTGATGATAATATTAAAAAAGCAGAAGCAGTTGCAATTGAATTAGTAGCAAAGAGAGGCAAACAAGGATTTTATCCAGTAACGCCACATTTAAACACAGCTCATTTTGAAATTTATGAGGCTTGTTTAGATGGAATTAATTATAATTATTGGTTAGAAGGTACTGCAGAAATGTTAAAAAGATGTGATGGTATTTTAATGATGGAGAATTGGAGAGATTCACGTGGTGCAATAAAAGAAAAAAATTTAGCATGGGAATTAGATATACCAGTTTATTTAAATATAGAGGAAATAAAGGAGTAAAATATGGCATGGGAGAATGCTTGGAGTTGGGATTTTATTCAAAAAATGAAAAACAGGATAATGACTTCTAATAGTAAATATGGGGATTTAAAAAAGACTAAAAGCAATGTATTAACTAATAGTCGTGATGAATTAAAAAATGCAGAATATAGAATTAGTTTATATAAAAAAACAGGTAACGCAGAATATTTAGTTGATGCAGCAAATTTTTTAATGTTTGAATTTAAAGAAATGATAGGGGATTTTATTGCTACTGATAATGATAAGAATTCTAAATTGGTATAAGGAATAAAAAATGAAGAAAAAAAATACTCTGGGAAAATGGTTAGGATTAATTATATTATTTTATTTATTAATTTCTCTTTCTATTGATAGATTTATAATTATTTTTAAACCTGAAATAAACATTGAATTTTTGTATAAATTAGATTTGATTATATTTGGAGTGTTTAGTATTGTATGGGGTGCTGTATTTGGATCAGGAGCAATAAAAAAATATAAAGGAGGAATAAATGATACAAAAGATTAAGAATATAAGCATAATAGCGTTAATTATTTTAATATTATGTTCAATAGCTTTTATTTTTTGTTATAGAATATATAAAAATAAAAAAATACAAGAATTAAATAGTAAACAAAAAATATTAAATGATAAACAAATAGAATTAAATAAAGAATTAGAAGAATTAAAAAAAATAAAATCAAAAACAGTAAAAGAATTTATATATTTAAAAGATAATAAAAAAATAAAAGAATATGAAAAAGTATTAAAACAAAAAGATGATGTAATTAAATTAGCAGAAAAATATAAAGATCAATCTGAAAAATATAAAAAGCAGTATGAAGAAGCAATTAAATTAGCAAGCAATGAAATTAAATGGGGAATAGATTTATTAGCATTCGGAGGAATAAATTCTGAATTTTGTCCAGAAATATATGCAGGTGCTACTATAAATAAATATTTTAATTTAAAATTATTAACTTTAGGATTAGGTATTGGTGGATATACTAAAATAATGACTATTAGAAATAATAACTCAATTATGTTTGATGGTGGGGGTATTATTTTACAAATAAAGTTTTTATTTTAAAAATAATAAGGAGGTAAAAATGAATAGATTATTAGAAGAAATTGTTGCTTATGAAATGGGAATAGATATAGAAATATTAAGAGAAATGAAAAGAACAAATATAGAAAATTATATAAATTTATTAAAAGAAAATTAATATTTTACTTTATTTATTTTAAAATATATATTATAATAAATAATAAGCTCCTTTTAATATATATTTTTTAAAAATTATTAACAACAAATAAGATTGTTAATAATGATGTCAGGTGTTTCATAATTAATTGAGCCGACATTGAATCTACATAAAAAATTGTAGGTTTGATGCCGGCTTTTTTATTTATTTAAGGAAGTAGAAAATTGGAAATTATAAAAAATATTTTATATAAAATTATACCAGTTAAAACATGGATAGGATTTTTAAATTTCTTTTTAATACAATGGTTTTTTATTCGTTTTTTAAGAAATGAAAAATATCAAATAATAGGAATTTTATATTTTGTTTTACCATTGACTGGTTGGTGGTTTTCTTATTATCCTCAAAAATTTAAAACTTATACATGGAGTAAATAATTATGCCTATTAAAAAATGTACAGAAAATGGTCAAGAGGGATGGTCTTGGGGAAATGGTAAATGCTTTATTGGTAAGAATGCAAAAAAAGAAGCAATTAAACAAGCAATAGCAATTGGTAAAGGTAAATTCCCAGAAGATATAGATGATAGTATAAAAGATATAGTAGAAGAATTAGAAAAAGAACATGAAGATGTTTGTAAAAATAAAAAAGATGAATCTGATATAATTTATGATTCAGAAAAAAAAGTAATAGGGTTTATCCCTCCTCCTTATCCTGCCAATATGCCAAAAGAAGCAGTCACAATATTAATACATACATACGCAAATATTAGAAAACAATGGGTAAAAGAACATCCTAATGATCCGGAAAATAAAGAAAATAAAATTAAAGCTGCTTCCATTGCTTGGAATGCAGTAAAAGAAGCAGGATATAAAAAAAATAAAGAAGGTAAATGGAGTAAAGATTTTATAAAAATTGATTCTAATTGGGAACATGAAGCTATTATAAAAAATAAAGTTGATAAAATAGATTCTGTTAATAGATTTGATGTATTTGAATTAACAGAAGACAATATGGTAGAGCCTTTTAGAAAAACTCCAGAAGGATATCTTAAAGGTAGAGCAATAGTAACTAATACAGGTATTTTTAATTACATCCAATCAGATGGTTCTATATTAAGAGAATTAAGAACTCCAGAAGATATAGGGAATCAAGAAACTTTAGATAGTCTTATAATGCAAGTAATGACAGATAATCATCCAAAAGGAGATATTGCTCCAAATGGTTCTGTAAATGCAGATAATGCTAAAGAATTACAGGTAGGTTTTACAGGGGAGAATGTAAGATTTGATGGCATGACAACTTCTATTCCAATTACTATTACAGATGGAAAGACAATAGAGAAAATTGAGAAAGAAGGCAAAATTGCATTAAGTTGCGGTTATGCTGCTGATCTTGAAATGCGATCAGGTTTTGCTTATGGTAATAATCAATATGATGCAGTTCAAAAAAATATAAAATATAATCATATAGCAATAGTTGATAGGGGTAGAGCAGGAGATTTAGCAAAACTTAAATTAAGAATGGATAGCAATGATGCTGTTTATATAAATTCCGATGTAGTCGGGGACAATAACACTCAGCCTAAAAAGGAGAATAAAACAATGGCAAAAATTAGATTGAATGATAATGTTGAATTTGAAGTAGACAAAAGAGTTGAAGACGAATTTAATATTATCAAAAAGACAAATGAAGATTTGGATAAATCATTGAAATCAAAAAATCAAGAATTATCTACACTTCAAGGCAAATATGATTCTTTGGTTGCTGATAATGCAAAACTAAAAGAAGACAAAGAAAAACTTGAAAAAGAAATTCCTATAAAAATTGACAACGCTGTAAAAGATAGAATTACTATTGTAGATACGGCAGTAAAATTCGGACTTGAAATCAAAGAAGATATGAATAATTTAGAAATTAAAAAAGAAGTTATTAAAAAAGCATACGCAGATATGAATTTAGAAGATAAAGATGAAAATTATATTAGTTCTGTATTTGATGCGGCAATAATCACTTTAAATAAAAGTGTAGTTGCAGATAATAAAGAAAAAATATTAAATATTCAACCTTCTAAAACAGATAAAGTTGATGCAGATGAATTAAGAAATAGACGTATAAAGAACGCTTGGAAACTTGATTCAGAACAAGGAAAAAAATATCGTGAAGGTATAATTGATGAAGATATGAAAAAAATTTTAGATGAGGAGGTAAAATAATATGGCAGGACAATATGATACAATTGAAGCTGCAGTAGCAGGTCTTATTGCAGAAGGTATACAGGAAGATTTGAAAATTGACGGTGATAGAGCTTGTCAAGATTCTAACGGTATAGCATTTGGGGCTCCAGTAATGGGTTATATAGGAGATGATGAAGAGTGTTATCCAATTATATTAGATACTGCAAAAATAGTATTTGATGCAGATTTTGATGGCACGGATGCATTATCAATAACAGTTAATGGGGTAGAAACAGCAACAGTTACATATGCTTCAAGTCATGCAAATACAATGAATTTGTTAATTGCAGCAATTGGAGCATTAACAGATGTAGATGTATATGAAGCAGATGCGACAGAAGATTCTGATAATAGAACGTTATATATTAGAACAAAGGCTTCTACTATTACAGTAAGTGTAACTGAAAAAGTTGCTACAATTCCAAATGCTGCTATTACTTATGAAACAGATCAAGTATTTTTGGGAATAGCTGCTTTTAGTCAGAAAAATCTAAGTACAGCAGGTTCGGCAAAATACGAACAATACGAAAATCCGAATATAGTAAGTAAGGGTGTTATTTGGGCATTAAGTACAGGTACAATTTCAGATTTACAGGCATTGTATATGTCTGTTACTTCTGGTGTTACTCTTGGAAGACAAACTGCAACAGCAGGAAAAACAGTAGCAACAAAAGCAAGAAGTAATAATATTACTGTACAAACTTCTACTACAATTACAAAGATAGAAGTTAATGGTAGATACAAACCATATTCAGAAAAGACTTGGGCATAAGGAGGAAAAATAGATGAGTGATAAAATAATTATAGATGGAATAGAAGTCGATAAAATGACTTTTGATAGAGTTAATAATTCTGGTATATTACAAGATGCTGGTGAATCCGCATTTTTTGTAAGAGAGTTGGAATATATTAAAGCTAAAAGTTATGATACAAAACAAAGAACATTAAAATATGCCACTTTGTTTCCTATAAGTTCTGAAGCTGATCCAGGTGCAGAAACAATTACTTATAGAAGATATACACAAGTGGGTACTGCAGCAATAGTTTCTGACTATGCTCAGAATTCTCCTAGAGTTGATATATACGGGGAGGAATTTTCATCAAAAGTTTATACTGTTTCTGATTCTTTTGGTTATTCAAGACAAGAAATTAGAAGATCAAGAATGTCAGGTAAAAATTTAGAAGTTAGAAAAGCAAATACAGCAAAAAGAGGATATGAAGAAAAAGTTAATAGTATAGCACTTTCAGGGGATGCAGCTCATAGCATTGATGGTTTTATTGATTATCCAGGTACTACTCAGTATGTAGTACCAAATGGAGCAGCAGGAAGTCAAACATGGGTAACAAAAACTCCAGACGAAATAATCAAAGATGTAAAAGGAATGTTATTAGCAATAACAGATACTACTAACGGTATAGAAGAGCCTGATACATTGCTATTGCCTCATTCACAATATATGGATATAGCAACAAGACGTGTAACTGATGGTGATTCTAAAACAGTATTATCTTATATTAAGGATAACTTCCCAATGATTAAAACTATTGAGTGGTTAACAGAGTTAAATACAGCAGGCGTAGGCGCAACAGCAAAAATGATAATGTATTCTAAAAATCCAGATTCATTAACATTAGAAATTCCTATGATGTATACTCAATTACCACCTCAAATAAAAGGATTGGGATTTGATATAATGACCGAAGCAAGAATTGGAGGAATTATCGTGTACTTCCCACTCTCAATTTCATATTCTTATGGAATTTAATTTAAAATAAATAATAAGCGGGTAATAATTTATTTATCCGCTATTAAATAAAAAATAGGAGAAGCGTAATGATTATTAAAAACAACGATGAAAGATTAATAGTAATAGAAGACTTTCGATTATTACCAGGGTGTAATGATGTAGATCAAAAAGAATGGGAGAATTTATTCAAATTGAGAAAAGTGAATGATAGTGAAGTAAAAGTTAAATTATATGATATTGATAAATTACCAAAAGGTATTCAAGTAATATCAATTAAAAAAGATGATAAGGAACTTTTTGAATTTGCAGAACTTCCTGAAAAAGAAAGAAGGAATATTATAGATAATACGTATAATATTAAAACTTTAGAAAAATGGATAATGGAAGAGCCGGAAAATTCTTTGAAGTATATTATGGAAAAAAGAATTGACGGAATAAAGAAAAATGAAATAACGGATGTTAAAACATACGGCAAACCTAATGGTCATGTATAAGGAAAAATAAATGAGTTTAAGTGTTGCTGAAATTTGGAAAGATGCTTTTGGATATGAGGGACTATATCAAGTATCTAATTTAGGTAGAGTTAAAAGTTTAGAGAGATATAAAAAAAATGGAAAAAATTCTTTACAATTAATTCCAGAATATTTTAAAACTACTAAACAAAATAACAAGACGGGATATGTACAAGTTGATCTATATAAAAATAACAAACGTAAAAATTGGAATTTGCATAGATTAATTTTATCGACTTTTAAAGGATATTCTAAATTAGATGTTAATCATATTAATGGTATAAAAACAGATAATAGATTAGAGAATCTTGAATATTGTACTCGAAAAGAAAATATGAAACATGCTTGGGATAATGGATTGTGTGAAAATGTAAGAAGACAATCAAAAATACAAGCACAAAAACTAAATTTCATAAGATGGGGATTTATATGTCATTAACAGTAAAACAAATTATAGATATAATAAGTCCTCAATATTCAGTAGATAGCAGATTAACAAATATGATAACAATTGCTACTCAAAGAACTTCTGAAGAAGCATTTGGAGTAAATTTTTCATATGCTGTGGCATTAAGAACTGCACACATGTTAACTTTAGCAGATATGAACTCCGGTGGTGTAACTTCTGGATTAGGTGGAGCAGTAGGAGCAATAACACAAAAAAGTGAGGGTAACACTTCTATAAGTTTTGGGAATTTATCCTCCTTAACAGGTACTACAGGGAAAAAAGCTGGAGATTTAGCATTGACAAGATACGGTTTAGAATTATTAGGATTAATAACAGGAAACATTGTTGGTTTTAGCGTGGCTAATTACAATAATGTAGAAATAAATATAAATAATGAAGAGGAGGAATAAATGGGAATTAATAAAAATAATGCTATTATTGGCACATTTGAGCTTGATGCAGATACAAATTATCAAACATGGCAAGATTTAGATTTATCAGCGTATACAAGTAATAAATTAGGAAAATGTTTATTATATTGCGAAATATTAAGTGGAGATGAAGCAGAACCATCTGAAATAGTTAATTTAAAATTTCGTCCAAAAGGCGAAAATGTAAAACCACAACAAGTTGGTTTTAGTTATGGTGAAGAAATAGGGGTTGTAGAATGTTGGACTGATGATGATGGTGTTTTACAATGGTATTCTGATTATGGTTGGCCAGCAGCCATAAAAACAGTAACAATTCAAATTAAAATTATGATTAATATAAATTAAAATAAAGGAGGAATAAAAATGCCAGATGGAATAGAAAATAAAGTAGCATATTTGAACGGTGCTAAAATTGGTAATATATACGGAGATGATTATATTGAAATAAGTAATGCTGGAGTATTAAGTTTTCATGGAACAGCTCATATTTCAGATGAATCAGGAACATCAGATGTGTTTGAATCAATTTCTGTAGGTAGTGATACTACAACTGAAAATGTAAAAGCAATAGATATTAATGAAACAGTAACAGATTTGACAAAAGGAGCAAGACAGGGAGCTATTTACATAAATAGAAATCGTCCTGCAACTTCAATAATGACAACATCAGATGGGAATCCTGATTGTGCTATAAAAGTTCAAATATATAATAGATCGGCAAGTGAAGATTATTGTAGAACAAGAGGTATTGAAGTTACTGCTGAATGTAGGGATACGGGAGCAGGAAGTTTTTATCTTGAAGGTGGAGTTTTTGCAGTAAAAAATAGAAGTGGCACGACAATGAATGATAGTGGTAGTATGACTGCATTAAGAGCAGAAACTAACCATAATGCAACCGGTACTTGTGAGGTAGTAGCATTGAATATAAATGATATTACTCAAAGTTCTACTGCAAGTGCTTTATATGGAATTAAGGTAACTACTGGAAATTATGCAATTACAAGAACAAGTGTATTACATGTAAGTTCTACTGCTGGAAGTTGGACAAACATAATTCAATTAGCAGATGACAATCATACTAATTTGATTGATGCAGATGTCGAAGGAGGTTGTGTAGGAGCAACCAGAGCAACTCCTAATCAAACAGCTACATGTGATGGTAGTTTAGTAGTAATAATTGGAGCAAAAACACTTTTAATTCCTTTATATAATGCAGTAACAATTTCATAAAATTAAAGGAGAAATAAAAAATGAAAAAAATTAACTTAGATAATTACAGAGTTAATGTAAACACAAAAGATGGTCAAGTTTCTGTTGACTATGATGTAAAAGGCTCAATTAAGAATATCTTATTTGATATAAGACAACAATTATCTGCTGTTCAATTATTTGAAGTAATGGATATTTGGAAGAAAATTAAAGATGAAAAAGAAATAGTTATTTTAGAAGAAGCAGAATATAAAATTATAAGAAAAAGTATTGATGCTTTTAAAGGTTATACAGAAAATGATTATGAGTTTGTTAAGAGAATAACAGAAGCAGAAAATTTTGAAATAAAAAAAGAAAGTTAATTTTATTTTAGGCTCTTATTAAGTTAAGAGCCTTTTATTAAGTTAATTAAAAAGGAGAATATAAAATGGCAGTAGAATATATGACAGCGGTTGATCCTTATAATACTCAAAAAGATATAATAGGGTATGAATATGATTCTGGAGATGTAGCAGCCGCAGGTAATGGAAATTGGATAATAATTCCCGATAACATTAGATCAGTAAATGCTGTATTAGAAATAACAGCAGGAGAAGGTAAACTACAAACTACTAAAAATAAAATAGCTGATGTAATTGCAGGTACTGATATTGTAGCGATTGATTGGAAATTAGGTTCTGTTATAGCAACAGCAGAAGATGAACATACAGGAAGAGTAACAGCAATTAGAATGGTAAATATAAGTGGAACTACAAGAATGTTATTAAATGCATAAGGAATAAAATATGAGTTGGCAAGAAGAAATAAAATCGCCTAGTAAAATTGCTCCAACATTAGATAATGCGAAAAGAATTACTGCAGCGGATGGTTTATGGGTATTAGGAAATGCAGTAAAAATAATGGATGCGAATACTTCTGATAAAGATTTTATAATTAATTCTATATCAATAGAATATTGCGATATTTTTGATGGATTTATTGGAGATTTTTAATGATATTACCTGAAGATTTTTATGGTTTAGCGTTTGAAATAGTATTATATGGCGATGCAGGATGTACAATAGAATTAGGAAGAACAAGAGCTTCATTAAATATTAATCCTATGGTTGGAGGTTTTGTTGGTGGAATTACTGTGCCAATAGATACATTGGAAATTCCAAAAGAATATCCCGTATATGCAAAAATAGCATGTAGTGATGGTTATTATAGTTTGGATATTGCATTAAAATATAAGGCGGTATAAATGCGAAATTTTAGAATTACAAATAATAAATGGTATGGATTAGCAGCAACTCCAGATGCAGAAATTCATAGAGCAGATCGAATGGCAGATGAAATTGCTCCTTTTGCATTAGTAACAGGAAGTAAAGAATTTGGTAATTGGGTTCAAATAATAGGAAGTACAGATACTCCTTTAATTGCGGATAAAACATTATTTGATTTAAATCAGTTTTTGATAACAGTAGTAGATAGTACAAGTCCTTATGTTATACAAATAGTTACAGGAGAATCGGCTGGAATAGAAGCAAAACTTCAAGCAGAAACTTTTGATGAATTTGTTTTTATTTCAACTTCTGTTGGAAATGATGGCGGGGTAGTAGAATTAAAAAGACCTAAAATTGTATCAGGCACAAAAGTATGGGCAAGAGCTTGTTGTATAGATCAAAGTGCGAAAAATATAAGTTTTTATTTTGGAATTCAAGAGTCAAATATATAGGAGTAATATATGGCATGGCAAAAAAATAAATTAGTGATAAATTCAAATTTTACATATCTTGATGCAGGCGGTGAACAAACTATATTTGAAATAACAAATTCTAATAAAACATATATTAGTCAAATAATGTTAGATGTAAATAATATTACAAAAGACGGAGAAATAAAATTGTATTCTAAAATTGATGGCATTAACTATAGAGAAATTGCAATTTACGGGTTTACATTTTTGACTGATAGTAAAGGACTTTTAATTAGTTTAAAAATTCCAATTAATAATGATTTTAAAATAACTTATGTAGAAGATAGTGATGAAGGTGATGATAGAATAATTTTTTATAATTATGTACTGGAGGACTAAATGATTTTAATCGGTGAAATTGATAGAATATATACAAAATTAATAAATAAAAATTCCTTATTTGGTATGACTCAAAGAGTTTCAGGTTTAAATTCTGAAAGTGATATACATATTATGGCAGATACAGAAACTATTAATTTAAATTTATTTAGTTTTGAGGGAACAATTGAAATATTAAATTTTTGGGCAGAAGTTACAGCAGTTATAGCATGTACGAATATGACAAATGTATATATTGATATCTGGGATGGTACTAATTCAAAAGTATTATCTAAAACAGGTGCTGATTTTTCAGGATTAACAGTAGGTAGTTTTTTTATAAAATCTGAAACAATAGATAATAAATTATTATTACATATTGCCTCAGAAAATAGAGTAACAGAGCCGACAGCAAAAAAGAGTGCACAAACTGTTCTGATTACAGCAAAAAACGGCGTTACTAATTATTTACGATTAAACTTTACGACAAATACTACTTTGGATTTGACATTAAAATTATTTTTAGAATATAAATTATTAAACGGCAGTAATTTGGAATTAGTATGAGCTTAACACAAAAAGATATTGATAGAGGTTGGAAAAAAATAGTAGAAAATCATAAAAATATAAAAAAATTAAATATAAAAGTAGGTTTATTTGGTGAAGGAGATAGTCCAGAAAATAATGTTGCTTATAGGGGATTAATACATCAAGAACCTTCATCTAGTTCAAAAATGCCCCGAAGACCTTTTATGAGTAATGCATTTGATAAGAATGAATCTAATATAAAAGGTTTTATTGATAATGAATATAGAAAAGTAATTGATAATAAGCAAAATTTAAAAAAAATGATTGATAGGATTGGAGCAAAACACGAAGGTGATATGAAAAAATCTTTTACACAGTTTGATTATATTGCAAATAAACCAGCAACAATACAAAAGAAGGGAAGTTCAAGACCTTTAATTGCAAGTGCAGTAATGAGAAATAGTATTAAATATAAGGTGGTAAGTAAATAATGGTATTGTTTGGAAGTAGTCATACTATAAAAAGACGAGTAGCAGAAGGTTATTATGATAATTCTGGAAATTATGTTACTGGAAGTTTAGCTGATGATTTTATAGTAACAGCAGATTGTCAAGCATTAACCGCAAAAGAATTAGAAAGTTTAAATATAGGAAGAGATAATTTAGGAAAAATAAAAGTATTTTGTGATACAGAATTAATAATAGCAATTTCAGGAACGGATGGAACTGAATTACAAAACGGTGATAGAATAGTTTATTTAACAGAGGAATATGAAATTATACAAAGATTAAAATTTGGTAATTTGATACCACATTTCGAGTACATTGCTGAATTTAGAGAGGTTTAATTATATGAAAGAAATTTTTAAAGATATATCAGAATATGATGGTTTTATTTGGAGTAAAGTATGACAACTACACAAATTTATACAATATTATTAACATGGATTCGTAATGTATTAGAGCCTTCTTTGGGAATAGATGATACTCCCACTATTCCAATTATAAGAGGAGAACAATCAGCCCCAAAACCTAAAAAAGAATATATAGTTATTCATCAACCAATGACAGTACAAGAATATGCAAGCGGTAATGAAAGTAAAGCAAGAAAAGTAATAGATGATGAAGGTACAGAAGATGAAGTAATTCATGGTTATATAGATTTTGCAAAACATTACCAAGCTACTATTAGTTTGGAAGAAGTAGGTTTTACAGATAATGGGGATAATTTAAGAACTTTAAAAAATAGTTTAAGGATGCAAGATATAAAAGATTATTTTAGAAGTTCAAAAGTTAGTATATTAAGAACGGAAACTATAACTCCAATTCCACAAATAATAGAAAATATATGGGAATTAAGAAGTACAATGGATTTAATAATACTATTTCCAGATGAAGGTACTTATGATCCAGGATTTATTGAAACTGTGGAATTTGAAGGAGTTTATGATAATTAAAAATAATAGGAGGAATAAATTATGTCAGCATTATCAGATATTATACAATTAACAATTAGCAGAGAAACACAATCTATTGCAAGAGCAAGTTTTGGAACTCCTGCAATAATTTCAGAATTTGCAACTGATAAAACTTCGCCTGTTTTTGATAGGTATGTAGAATATGCAAGTTTAGCGGAAATGTTAGCAGAAGGCTGGGCGAGTATAGATAAGGAATATTTAAGAGCAGGTAAAATTTTCAGTCAAAATCCAAAACCAGATAAAGTTGTAATAGGTAGAAAAAAACCAGAAACAGAAACTTCAGAAACTTGGACAGAAGCATTAACAGCAATTCAAGTAGCAACTCAGGATTGGTATGCATTTACTATTAATCCAACAGGAAAAGCAACAATAACTTTAAATGAAGCATTTGTAGGAAGTAATAGTATAGTAGTAACAGTGAATGAAGTGGCTTGTGATGCAGTAGTATTTTCCGGAGATCAAGAGACTACAATGGGATTATTAAAAACAGAAATAGAAGGACAAGTGGGATTAACGGATACAATAGTAACAATTGGCGCAACCCCATTCTTAACAATGACAATTGAATTAGAATCAGGAGATGTAACTTCTGTAAGCGTTGTAACAACTGGAGGTATTAGTCAACCTATTGCAACTATAAGTTATACAGAACAAGATGATATTTTAGAGGTAGCTGCATGGGCAGAAACACAAAAGAAGATATTTTTTCATACTGATAATGATGCAGTTATACCAACTTCTGGGACTTCTGATTTAGCTTATCAACTAAAAGCATTAAATTATGATAGAACAGCAATTGCTTATCATTCTGGATTAGTAAGTGCAGATCAATTTTTAATGGAAGCATGGATGGGAAAAATGTTACCAAAAGACCCAGGTTCAGCAACTTGGATGTTTAAAAATCTTTCAGGAATTACCGCAGTTGGAATGACTTCTGCGCAAAGAACATACACTTTAAATAAAAATTGTAATATTTATACAACAACAGCAGGAGTAAATATAACTGGAAGAGGTCAAGTCGTTTCAGGGGAATATATTGATATTATAAGAGGTATAGATTGGTTAGAAGCAACTATACAAGAAACCATATATTCAGAACTAATAAATACAGATAAAATTCCTTATACGAATGAAGGTATAGGAATAGTAGAAGGTTTATTAAAAAAAGCATTAGATGAAGCAGTAAGAGCAGGGGTATTAGCAAGCTATGAAGTAACTGTCCCGTTAATAGCAGATATTTCAGATCAGGATAAAATTGATAGGATTTTACCTGATATAGAATTTACTGGAATTCTTGCAGGTGCAATTCATAAAATAGAAATAGCTGGAACAGTAACAGTATAAATAAAAGGAGGAAATAATTATGGCTAGTGATGGAATATTAAAAACCTATGATGCAAAAGGGTGTGTTATCACATTAGACGGTATTATAGTAATGGATTTTGCAGATGGTGAATTTATTCAAGTTTCTGGAATGTCAGATAATTTTGAATTTGTACAAGGTGCAGACGGTTCGGAAAATAGAAATAATAAAAATATAACAGGTTGCGATGTTAATATTATAATAAGTCAAACTTCATCTACAAATAATTTATTTTCGGTAAAACATGCAATAGATAAATTAACAAATGCCGGAAAAGGGGCATTTTTGTTTAAAGATATTAATGGAACTTCCAGAGTAGGGAGTGGGCAAGCATACATTGTAGGTTATGCAGATATGAATGATGGAAATTCTTTAAGTACAAGGACTTGGAAAATAAGATGTCCACAAGCAGATGTTAATGTAGGTGGTAATTTATAATTAAAAAATAAAACCTAAAAAAGGAGGATTATAGTGGATTTAAAAACTATAACAAAAGAGATTGACGGAATGAAGTTTTTTATAAACCAATTCCCTGCACGAAAAGCATTAAGATTAGAAAAAAGAACAATAACATATCTTGCTCCAATGTTATCTATTTTGGAAGGAATGAAAAGTCTGGATACTGAAATAGATTTTAGTAAGATTATAAATGGGGTTCAAAAAACGTTATCGAATATTGATGAGATAGCATTGGAGTCTTTTATTAATGATATGTTTGAATTAACTACAGTAGAAATTAATCTTAATGGAAAATTAACAAATTTTATATTAAACAAAAACGATGACTTTGATTTTGTTTTTAGAGGAAAAACATTAGCAGTTTACAAATTACTAATAGAAGTAATGAGGGCTAACAATTTCCTGTTTTTCGAGTTGATGGGTGGAGGCGGGTTAGAAACTGGTATCTTGTCCAAAATGATACCAAAAGTGAAGGAGTCCTAAACCGTATAGGTGAAGTAGGACAATTGAATGAGGAAATTTTAAATGAATGGGAATTCTGGAAGGCAGTTAAAAAGAATTCTAATTTCCTTATTTTTGAGAATAATTTAAGTTTTAAGGATTTGCAAATTTATAACGCAGTTATAGATATGGAAGATGATTATGAAAATGCAATTAATGAATTTCATAGACAAGAACTTGATAGGACAAAATAAATGGTTATAAGAGAATTAATAAATCTTATCGGTTTCAAAGTTAAAGATAGTGATATTAAAGATGCCGATAAAAAATTTGATAAGTTAAAACAAAATATCAAGCGTATTGGTGTAATAGCTGGGGTTGCTGCTGGAGCAATGGCAGCTCTTTCAGTAGCAACAGCTAGTCACATGGAAGAATCAATGAGTAAATTTAAAGTTGTTTTTCAAGGTGTTGTAGATGAAGCTATGAAAATGCGGGATGAATTAAATAAAATGTATGGAATGTCAAGATTAGAGGCAACAGAAGCATTAAGTGCATTTCAAGATTTTCTTGTACCAATGGGTATAGGAAGAAAAGAAGCTCTGGGATTATCAGCAGCTTTTAATAAATTAGGTGTTGATTTGGGGTCATTCAATGATGCACCTACGGCAGAAGTTTTAGAAGCGCTAAAATCAGGTATAGCAGGAATGGCTCTCCCAATGAGAAAATACGGAGTTGATATTTCTGATACAACTCTAAAAGCAATGGCTGAAGCAAGAGGAATAAAACTTGTTAATGGGGTATTAGATAGACAGAGCAGAGCAATGTTAATTTTAGAAAAAGTTCAATTAGATTCTGCTGATGCAATGGGGGATTTTATAAGAACTTCCGATGGTTATGCAAATTCTATGAAAATAATGAAAGCTAGAATTGAGGATTTTTTTACTACAGTCGGTGCTTTTTTCTTACCAATAATGACAAAATTAGTGAATAAAGTAAGAGAGATGATCGAACAAGGAGAAAAATGGGCAGAAGCTAATAAAGAAAAACTAATTGAAACATTTACTAAATTAGGTGAAGTTTTATTTGGTATAGTAAATATATTAGCTGTTCTTGGTAAGGCAATGTTTTGGATTATTTCTTCTCCTTTAGGAAAAGTAATTCTTGCAATTGCAGCCGCTATGGTTGTTTGGGAAGTTGCAACTTATGCAGTAATAATAGCACAGAAAGTATTAATGGCTGCTATGGTACTTGGAAAGTTTTTACAATTTATTAAAATTATTTTTATGATTGCAAAAGCAAAAGGAATATGGACTGCTGCACAATGGGCTTTAAATTTTGCTTTAACGGCAAATCCGATCGGAGTAATAATAATGGGGGTTGCTGCATTAATTGCTGTTATCATTGCAATAACTGTAATTATAGTAAAATTTAGAAAAAAGATAGTAGAATTTTTTAAACTTCTATGGCAAGGAATAATGGTATTTAAAAATGTAATTTCTATATTTATGCCTTTTTTATGGTTGCCTTTAACAATCATAAAGAACTGGAAAAAAATTATAGACTTTTTTAAAAATTTTAAAGAAAATATAAAGTCAATTTTTTCTGGTATTAGTGAATGGATTATTTATCTATTTACACATCCTATAGAAGCTATAAAACAATTATGGTTTAATTTAGTAGACTTTTTCAAAGGTCTTTTTACAGGGTTTTTGCAAGAAGCTATTGACTTATATAATAATGTAGTTGGTTTTTTTACAGGAGATAAAGGAAAAAAAACACAAAAAGATGTAGTAAAAGAAATAGTCTCAACTACAAATAATAATCAAAAAACACAAAATATAAATATGGACACTAATATAAATCTACAAGGTGGAACTCCAGGAAGTCAAAATAGTAATAGACAAATAGCAAACGCAGCCGGAACATTATTTAATCTTCAATTAAAAAAAGTTCTAATTGAAAATGGGGGCTTATAATGGGTAATAGTTTTTTATTTTATAAAAATAGAACTTATGGAATTAATAATAATGAAACTGGAGTAGGGATATTAACTTTTGATCTTGAATTAGCAGAAGGACATTCTATGCAAAATTCAGTAACTAAATATAATGTAGAAGATGGTGCTGATGTTTCAGATCATATACAAAACGAATTAGAATCAGGTACGGTTACAGGATTTATTACTAATTTTAATATTTTTGATGGCGTAATCTTTGAAAATAAAGCACAACTTGCTTATGATACTTTAAGAGATTTATGGAAAAAAAAAGAACTTGTTGATATATATACAATATTAAAAGTGTACGAAGGTGTTGCAATTACAAGCATAAATATAAATAGAGATGCGAGCTCTGGAGAAAGTTTGGTTTGTGATATTGCATTTCAAGAATTTAATAAGGTAAAATTGTCTGAAGTTAGTATTGGAGCTACTGTTAATTTACAAAATACAAAAACAACACAAAATAAACAATCTTCACCAAATAAAAATGTAGGAAAACAACAAGGGAATAATGCAAATATATCATCATTTACTTATGGAGGTCAATTTTAATGGCAATACAAATACCTTCTAATTTCAAAGATTTATCCGCAGATTTTACTATGAATATTGACCTTGAAAATGTAAACACAGAAATAAGATTAGTATATAATACACGTGCTGAAAGTTGGATGTTAAGATTAAAAACTGCAAATTATGAATTAAATGGAATAAAATTAATAAAAAATTATCCGTTATTATGGAGACATAAAGCATTATTTCCAGAAGTATTAGGAGATTTAATAATATTAAAAATTAGTGATGATATAAATATAAATGAATTAAATTATGATAATTTAGGTGTATACTATGACTTATTTTATATTACACAAGCTGAACTTTTAGAATGGTGGGTTGCGAATGGCATCAGGTAGAATAGTAAATTTAATAGTAGGTAAAAATAATGGACTCGGATTAGAAATATCAAATCTAAATGTAGAATTTGATATTGATAGAAGTTATAAAATAGAAAGTAATACTGCACATTTTAAAATTTATAATACAAGTAAAGAAACTAGGGATAAAATATTAAAAGTTGATAATAATATAATATTAAAAGCTGGTTATGAAGATGAAGAAACGGGGATAATTTTTAATGGGGTTATTTTTGATGTGCATAGTAAAAAAACTAAAACAGAATGGGTAACTGAAATAATAGCAAATGATTATGGAACAAATAAAAAAAATATATATAAATTAACTATTAATAATGCTTATAAAGAAGGCATTCCGATTAGTATGGTAATTAATGACATTATAGGAATATTAGGGATTACTGTAAATGGATTACAAAATTGTTCTGATATTTATATGAATAATGCAAAAGTTTTTAGTGGTTTAATAAAAGATGTAATGAAAAATATAAGTAATATATTAAAAGTGAATGGAGTAGGAATTTATTTTGACAGTAATGAAATGGTTATCTATAAATTAGGAGAGCAAACTTCTACTTTTGGAATAGTTAATCTAACTCCTCAAAATGGATTAATTGGAGAAGTAGAAGAAATAACAGATAATAGTAAAGAGGATACTACAAATAGTAGTAATAATGATAAAGTAAAAAAAAGATATGCTGCCGTGAGTTTAATGAATGCTAAAATTAAACCTAATACGTTAATAAAATTAAAAAGTTCAAATGTTAATGGATTATTTATAGTAGAAAAAGTTAATTTTATTGGTGATAATTTTGGCGGTTCTGATTTTGGTTGTAGAATAGAGGTAATAGAATGAATATAGACGAAAAACTTGATTTATCAGAAGTTTTAAATTTATTTTTTTCAAATAAAATGGATGGTGTTCATACTATACTTCCAGGACAATTTGTAAGTTATGATGGACATGATACTCGAAAAGCAGAAGTAAAGCCGATGATAAAATTAAGAAATGTACATAATCAAATTATAGAAATTGATCCAATTAAAAATGTACCTGTAATATTTCCTAGCACAAAAAATTTTAATTTTTTATTTCCATTAAATAAAAATGATGGATGCTTATTATTATTTGCAGAAAGTTCTATTGGTAACTTTTTATTAAATGATACTAATAATGCAAAAGATGCAGATGATTTGAATAAATTTGATTTATCTGATTGTATTTGTATTCCTGGACTTTGGAGTTTTAAAAATTTGCCCGATGCACCAGATAATGATGACGATTTTTGGTTAATTTTTCAAGATTCAAAAATTAATATAGTAAAAGATACAAATGAAATATATATAGAAGATAAATCAGGAAATAAAATAAGTTTAGATGGTACAAACGGAATTACTATTGAAGATGCTAATGGAAATATAGTAGAAATGACAGCTACTGGAATAAATATAACAGATGCTAATAATAATGAAATAGATATGTCTACTACCGTAGTGACAATTAATAGTAATTTGGAGGTTAGTCAATAATGCAATATATTGCTGTACAAGGTTGCACATTAACAATTTCTGGAGTAACTCCCGGAACTGCGATTATAACATCTTCTCCTAGCACAAAAGTAAAAGCAGGTGGAAGTTATGTATATAAGGGAACAGTTAATGTGCAATTAACAGGATGTAGTTCTGGTACATATCAACAAACAAGTACAGCAACAGGGACGTTTACAAATACAGCAGCAAAAGTAAAAGTAGAAAATGATTTAGTATTATTAGAAAATGATTTAGCAACAGGAATTTCAATACCTATGCAGAATAGTGTATTTCCATTTGATAGCACATCTTTTACTGCATCTGTACAAATTACCTCTGCGGGACAAACTAAGGTAAAAGGCAATTAAATGAGTAAAAATTTATATTTAGATGAAACAACTAAAGATTTAACTCTTACAACAGATAAAAATTTAAGACTTACAAGTACATTAACTGAATTTGTAAGTCAGAAAATAGAAAACTTATTGTCTTATTTTTATGGAGAATGGTTTTTAAATTTTGAAGGTGGTATTCCATATTTTGAAAAAATATTTACTAAAAATCCAGATTTAAATTTAATAAATACAATATTATTAAGGCAAATAAAATTGATAGATGAAATTATAGAAATTATAAAATTTGAAACTGTTTATGATTCTGCATTAAGAACTTTTTCTGTAGAATTTAATGTAAAAGCAAATGATGGAGAAACAGTAGAAGGAACTTATTCAATATAATAAGGAGATATTATGGGGGCATATATAACCAATGCAGGTTTTGTAAAACCAACATTAGCAGAAATAAAAACTAATTTGGAAACTTCTTATAAACAAATTTGGGGTAATGATATTGATCTTGATGAATCTGGAGCATTTGGACAAGATATTGGATTAAAATCCAAAATGCTTTCTGAACTTTGGGATGCATTGGAAGAAACATATAATTGTAGAAATCCAGATCAAGCAACCGGTGTTAGTTTAGATAATATTGCTATTGAAAATGCTATTACTAGACTTCCTGCCACATATACAGCAGTTACTAATGTTCTATTATATGGAGATGAAGGAACTATAATTTTAGCGAGCAAAAAAGCTAAAAAATCTTCTGCTATTGTTAATTTTGAACTCAATGAAACTATAACAATCTCGAAAGTTGCTGCAAGAAAAGGAGTAATAGAAATCACTACATTAACTCCTGGAAATACTTATAGAGTAACAATAGATTCTACTAATTATGATTATGTTGCAAATGGTGGAGATTCTATAACAGATGTATTAGATGAAATTGAAACTCTTATAACAGCAGGTACTTGGTTAGGAACTGCCTCAGTAGCTTCCGAACAATTAACATTATTAGATGCTGATTTGGATTTTAATTTTGATGTTACAGGAGATTTGGAAATTGTAACATTAGCTTCAGGTGGAAATTTTACTTGTGATACTATCGGAACTCAAATACTTCCTGCAAATTCATTAACTGAAATAGTAACTCCTGTAAGTGGTTGGGATAGTGTAGAAAATTTATCAGCTGGTACTACCGGACGTGAAGTTGAAACGGATGAAGAATTTAGAATTAGAAGAGAGCAAGCAATCATTTCGGGTAATGCAACAGATGAAAGTATTAGATCAGCAATACTTAATAACGTTGCTAGTGTAATAACTTGTAATGTCTTTTCAAATAGAACAGATGCAGTTGATGGAGAAGGTAGACCAGAACATAGTTTTGAAGTAGTAGTTTCTGGTGGCACTGATGCAGATGTAGCACAAGAGATATGGACTAGAATGCCAGCAGGAATTGAAACTTTTGGTAATGTAAATGGGGGAGCAGGAATTACAATCCAAGATAGTTTAGGACATGACCAAGTTATTGAATTTTCGAGACCTGAAGACGTATATATTTATGTAGAAGTTCAAAGAAATTTTAATACGGAAGAAAATTATCCTGCAAATGGTGATGAATTAATTAAAGAAGCAATAATTGCTTGGAGTCTGCTCACAACTAATATAACAGTAGGAGTAGATGTAATTAGACAAAGATTAATAGTACCAGTATATGAAATTCCTGGAATAGATGAAGTTGAAATATTATTAGATAGTGATACCGCGTTACCATTTACTCCGTATACTCCATCAGCAACAAATGTAACAATATCAGACAGGCAAATTGCAATTTTTTCTACTGACAGAATTGATGTAACATTAAAACCATAAGGAGAAATATAAATGATTGAAATAGTGCAAAATATTGATTATAAAGATTTTAATACTTTACTCTTACAGCAATATAAAGAAAAGCCAAATTTTGTACTATGGCAAGAAGCTTTTGCAAATGAATGTAATAAAATAGAACAAGCCATATTTGAACTTATAACAGAATTTGATATTGAAAACGGAGAAGGAATAACCTTAGATATTATTGGTAAAATATTAGGATTAGAAAGACAGGGCAGGATGGATGAAGCATACAGAACATTATTAAAAATAAAAGCAGAAATTAATTTCAGTTCTGGAACTCCAGAAGCTATTATAAAAACTGCAATAAGTCTTTATAATGCTACGGATGTACAATTAGTTGGAGTATACCCTGCAAAAATACAATTATGGCAAGATGGAGATATCGGATTATATCTTGAATATGATTTAGAACTTGATGATGGATTTTTAATGGAACTTGATGATGGTGGTACAATGATATTATGGCTACCTGATGATATTGCAGAAGATTTATTATATCAAGTATTGCCAGCAGGAGTAGGGCTTTTAATCGCTTATAATTTAATTCTTGATGATGGCGGATTTGTAGAATTAGATGATGGCGAATTTATGATAGTAACTTAAAAAATTTAGGAGGACAAAATGGCTAACCGCACAATTACCGATCTACCAATAACCACAGTAGTTGCACCGGCAGATATTATACATTGTAGACAATCTACAACAGATAAATCAGTTTCACAAGCAAAAATTGCAGAATATGTACAAACATTATCTGATTATTCTCCGCTTGTAGTAGCAATAACAGGGGCAACTCATGTAATTAGTACAACTATTAGAAAACAATTATTAATTTGTACAATTGCTGGAAATTGTACAATGACATTTCCTGGAAGTTTTGGAGATGCAAAAGAAATTATAATCAGAAATGAATCTGGATCAAGTGCAAATGTAATAGGATTACCAAATTTAGAAATATTATATCCTGGATCAGAAATTACATTTATTTGGAATGGTGCTTCATGGGTGAAACGAACTTTTTCTACTTATACACTAACGGGAACAGCAGCACCTACGATCACCCCAACATTTTTAGGACAAACTTTTATAGATAGTTCAAATAATAATATTTATATTGCTACTGGAACTGCTTCTAGTGCAGATTGGACTGGATTAGCAAAACCAGCACAAGGAATTATTGAAGTTACTGCTGATTATGTTATTGCAGATACAATAATATCAGGTACAAAAATATTAGTTAAATGTAATACAGCGGCACAATATGGAGTTATTACAATTACACTTCCAACAATAGCCGATAATATTGGAAAGTGGTATGATATAGAACATGAAGCCACAAATGAAGGTCTTGTTTGGGTTGATGCCGAAGGTAGTGAAAAAGTAAGATATAAAGGACGGCAAATATCTGGAAATCCAATTTATTCAAAAGGTGATGGATTCAGATATTTCAATAATGGGATTGATTGGAAAATGTCGGGGATGACAATATTAACAATAGGATATCAAAACAGAAATGATTATACAGGTGTAGAAATGGGAAATGGTGTAACATATGATAATAAATCAGCAGCAGTAGATTGGTCGGGCATGACCTTTTCTGATGGTACAACTACTGTAACTTGTATTTATGATTCAGGTGGCACAGGCGCTGCAGGAACATTATATTTTTATAATATTACGGGTGGAACAGGTGTTTTCACAGACGGGGCAACATTAACGGCTGCAAATTCTGATACAGCAGATGTAGATGAAGGAACAGGGGCATCAAAAAACGTTGATTATAATTTTTATCATAATTTTGGAATAAATATTATTGATATAGAATATAAATATTCTATTTCTACAGACGGCACAGACAATAATTCTTTTATTCCGCTTTGTGGGTCAGCAACAGCTGCGTCAAGAGGAGAAACCATATTTCAGGTGGATTTAAATTCAATAAAAAGACAAACAAATGGCGGGGGTATTACATATACGCAAGATAATGCAATTGCAATAGATATTACCACACAGGATTGGTATATTAATCAGCAATTACAATTTAAAGCATAAAGGAGAGAAAAAATGACATATATAAAAATTGATAATAAGCCATATTTAGATAATATTAATTTAAGAAAAATATTATCTATTTCAGGAGAAGAATTAGAATTAAATGATAATACATTTATTTTAACAAAAAAAAATTATCCAGAAATTATTGATAATATTAAATATAATGCAGTTTATGATATTGAAAATAAAATAATAATTAAAAAAACAACAGAAATAATATTTAAAGAAAATAAAGAAAAATTTAAAAATGAATTATTATTAAAATCTAAAAATGATCCGGATTTTGTATTTGGTAAAGAAGAAGCAAAAAATAACTATAAAAAAATATTTGATGATATTGAAAAAGCAATGATACAAGAAGAACTTGATCTAATAGAGGTATAAATTATGACAAAAATAGAATCAGAAATATTACAAAGAGTGGAAACAAAAATAGATAAATTAGATGAAAAATTTGATAAAGCAATGGAAAAATATATAGTACCTCATGAAATATTTATTAATAATTGTAAACAAGATAAGAAAGATAAGAAAGATAAAAAAAGAACATCATTAGCACATATAATAACTATAATAATTGCAATTGGCAACGGTTTATTAGCTGTATTTTTAGCTTTTTTTAAATAGAGTAGATATATATATCTACTCTATTATTATTTTATTCTATAAAAGTAACTTCTTCACCTTTTGCATATACTCTTAATTCAATTTCTATCCATTTATATACATGAACTCCAGGATTAGCATTATCGGTAATAGCATCATAAGGCTCTGTAATATCTATACAGGCATTAATTTCTTGATCTTCATTTGTTATTATATCTACCCAATTATAATAAGTGTCATTATATCTTTGTGTTAATGTACTTGGTGTTAGATTACTTCCTGGTGTTGAAAAATGTATTACGGCAGGAGTATCAATCCCCCCAATAGCATTAGAATAATTTTCTACTAATCCATAATCAGTAATTACACAATATACTCTAATTTTATAAGCTTTATGATTGCCCCCTAAAATAGAACTTAAATCAAAAGTTTCTATATCAGAAGTTAGAGTATAAGAATTTTCCCAATATCTTTTACCATTTTGCTTATCAGTTTGTACTTGCTCTAAGGGTACATCTTTATAACCATTACCTTGACCTGCGTATAAGCTTCCTTTAGGTAGAAATTTTTTAAATTTAATTACTAAAGGTTCTTCTATTGGATAAAATTTTTTATCAACAATAGTCATATTGTCTTTTTTCGTAATTTCTTTAATTAAAATTTCTTTTTCTGTTTTGTTAATAATAGGATTTTGACAACAACATAAAATAAAAAATAAAATAAAAAGTAATAATTTTTTCATTTATTCCTCCTTTATACAATTTAATTTATTTATATTTTTAATTTTTTTATTTAGATATAAACAATAATTATTTTTTAAAAAATCACAATCTTTACAAGAATGTATTTCATTTTTTTTATTAAAAAAAGTTTTACATAATATTATAATAAATAATATAGAAAAAATAAAGTATAATATTAAAAAATATAATATATTCATTTTATTTTCCTTTTATAATATACTAATAAATTACTTAAATTTACTGGTGGTAAAATATCTGCAAATATAGCCAATAAAGTATATAAAAGTAATTTAAACCAATCTGCATTTATATTAGTAAAAGAATTTAACCATGTAAAAAAATCTATTTTTTCAGTTATATTTAATTTAACATCTTCTTTTAATAAATTTTCTTTTTCTTTTTCTAATTTAGTTAATTCATCTCTTAATTTATTCAAATCATTATTTTTTAAATAAATTCTATAATTAATATCTTTATATTCTTTTTTATCATCAGTATTATCAAAAGAAGTATTAGATAAAAATTCTTGTAATTTTTCTCTTTCTTTTCTTACACTTTCTATTTCTATTTTAATATCTTTTATTCTATTACTATAATCATTAAATAATAAAGTTTTATTATTAGCATTAACATTAGTTTCCTCTAATATTATTTTTTTTTCTATCCCTTTATTTAGTTGTCCTGAAATTCCAGTAACAATACTAAAGGAAATTATTATTATCCAAAATACAAAATATCGTTTTTTATTTTGTTTTTTATAATTTTGATAAGAAATTAAACTACCAAATACAATAAACATACTTAAAATAATTGGAATTAAACCATCAAAATAATCAATAAACCAAATATAAGTAAAATAAGTAGATAAAAAAACTCCTGTAATTACAGTAAACAAATTACCAATAGTAGAAATAATACCTGTAAATATAGTTTGAATTATTTCAATAAATCTATCAAAAGTTATATGTATTTTTTTTATTTCTTTTTTAGATTCTTCTTTTTTTATTATTTTCTTTTTTCTACTTATTTTTTGTTCAGGAAAATAATAATTATTACCATATATTTTTAAATAATTTTTACTTATAAGAAATTTTAAAATAAGTTTTATTTGCTCGTTATTTAATTCAGTAGCATTAGATATTTTTATTAATTTAGGAAATTTATGATATTGTTTAAAATAATGTTTACAAAAATTATAAACTTTTTGAATATCATCCCTTTGCTGTTCTACTGTTTTTTGTCTATCAGATACTTCAAATTTTGAATTTATCATTATTACCCGCCATAAAAATAAGCTATACTAATTTCATTATTTTTTGAAATTATTTCTATTTGTATAATCAAATCTTTTTTATAAAAAAACATTCCTTATTTTGAAAAACATAAATCTCATATTTCCCATATTTTTTTAATTGTTTTTCTGTAATTTTATTTTTTAATAATACCAATTCTTTTTTATAAAAATGTTTGCATTCTTTTACTCTTTTTACTTTAACCTTAAAATTTGGTTCTAATCTAGAAATATAAATTATTTTTCCAATTTTATTAAAAAACTTTTTTCTACGTTCTAAATAATCTTCATAAGAACAAAACCATAATTTATTCTGCATTGTTGAAAATTTTTTTCTTGATAATTGTTTAATTATTACTTTATCACCTATCTTCATTACTTCGCCCCCTTGCTTTCCGCTTGTAGAAAAAATCCATCATATAAATATATAGTTGCTATGGTAAGATTCGATTCTTACAGATTTTTTATTCTTGATCTCTTAACAAGCTAATTACTATTATTGTTTTTCGACAACGTCTCTATTCCGCCACATAGCAACTATTATAATTAATCATAATATACTATATTATAATATTTTTTATATAAAAATAAATAAATTTATTTAAAATTATTTTTACAAATAAAATCGATTTCTTTTAATGCTTTTTCTGTTTCTTTATTTATTTTTAATAGACGTTTTTTTAAATGATTAAATTCTCCATAAATTTCTTCATCTATAATTTTACTATCATTTATTTTTTCCGTCATATCATTCCCTCCTTTAATAAAAATTTAATTTCTCTAAAAGCATTTAAAATATCATTTAAAGAATATCCTAAATTTTTAAAATATTCTTTAATATTTTTTTGAGTTATTTTTTCTAAATTTAAAGCATAATTATAAATTTTATTTTTATATTTAATTTTTTGATAAATCATTTTAGAATTAATATTTTTATCTATACAATAATTTATAATTTGTTCAGCTAACTCGCTGATATTTTCTTTTTCTTTATATATATTTTCATAAATAATAGGTAAATTAAATTGTAAAATAAAATCATGCTCTTTTCTTAATTTTTCCTTTTTACAATAATTAGAGGCATAAAAATTTAATTGTTTAAATAAAAATCCTTCAAAAGTACCAATAGAAGATTTATATTTTTTCATTATCTGTAATAATAATTCATTACAATAAGAATATATGTCGTCATAATCTACTTTATATTTAATACTATAATACCAACTAACTTTATTTATTATTTTATATGCATTATTATATATTTTTTCTTTTTCTTTTCTCCATGCTAATTTTAATGCTCTACCAAAAGAATAATGAGATAATTTTTTTAATCTATAATTGTAAATAAACCAAGCATTTTTAAATATATTAGATTTATTATACATATATAAGCTCCTTTTATATAAAAACGAGGTATGTTTCAACCTCGCTTATTAAGGAGATCAGACAAACAACGTTATATCTGAACTCCCATAAATTAATTTAATAAAGCTATTATTTTTTCGTAACCATATTCATTTTTTATAAAAGGTAATAATTCAGAAAGTTTCATTTTCTTTTTATTTTCTAAACCATTTTTTATACAAAATTCTTTTATGCCCGCTTTACATGCACCTGTAAGTTTTGCATATAATGTTCTTGTTATTTCAGTATCAAGTGTTAATCCCGTTTCTTTAATTACAAGAGTTTTTATTTTTCTTTGATATCCTGCAAAAGCATGTTTTATAGATTTTTCTGAATGATATGCATAAGAACCATCATAAACTATATAATAATTTACAATATCAAATTTTTTATGTTTGTTTAATTTCGCGGATCGTGTATGAAGAAATGTAATGTTACTAAATTTCTTTTTTGATAATATTTCGATATTAATAATATTATCAATTTTTATCAATTCTCTTTCTGATAATTTTATTTTTGTAACATCAAATATGATAGTTGAAGATGTCCATTTTTTTGGATGTCCATATGATTTTGAATAATAATTATAATCATAATTTTCATGGACGTTTTTTGTGATTCCTTCAATTTCTGCATGAGAAATTTTTTGTCCATTATTATAACAGTTATAAGTTTCAAAAAGTTCTGTAAAAAGTGTTTCTTTTTTTTCAATAAGTTTTTTTGAATAATCAATTTTTTCAAATTGGTAGTTTCTTTCTCTTCGTTCTTTTCTTTTTTCATTAATTTCTGATTTTTCAATTAATAAAAAATCTTTTGTTTCATTAAGATTCTTAAAATATTCTTTATAATCAAAATATTTTAAGAATTCTTCTTTTTTACTTTTTTTAATGTCCCAAATTTCTTGAGTTGCATTATACATCCCTTTTGTTAATTTTGTCATCGCTGACCTCCTTTTATATTTTAACGGAGTTTATAATTTTTTGAATTTCTTCAAATTCTCCGCTATGCACATTATTTTTTAAAATTGTTAAATTAATATTTTCTTTTTTTTCATTCATTAATCTAACAAGAAATCTAATATCATATTCTTTTGCATCTGCCTTTTTAAAATTAAAATTTTGACAATGTTGAATAAAAGCATAACAACAAGTTAACAATAAGCCATTTATTGTTATTTCATTTTCTATTATTTCATTAAACCATATTTCAGAATAGAAATTATTATTAGCAGTATTTATTATATCCATGTCTTTTTTTTGGATAAATAATTCTTTATTATTTTTATCATAAATCATAAAATCAATATCATCTGTATGTCTGTCTGATCCAAGTTGTTGTAATTTTTTTCCACCAATCAAAATCATTTTTATCTCCTATCTATTATTAATTATAGTACTTTTAATTAAAAAGTCAAGTCTTTTTAATAATTATTTTTAATATTTTACATTTAATTTACAATTATAAATAATACTAAAAATAACTAAAAAACGTTAAAATAAGCTAAAATTAAACAAATTTATAAATATTTTGCCATACCTCTTTTACTTGATTTGAATTTAAATTATCAGGCGGGATATCATTATCTATTATATAAACTTCTTTTCCTATACTATCTAATATACTATGTAACTTTTCTGCCCCATCTTTACCTGCTTCATCAGGATCAAAATAAATAAATATTTTTTGATATTTAGATAATAATTTAATTTGCATATTAGTAAAATTCTTACCAAAAGTAGCACAACTATTATCTCCTAATTTCATAACCTTAAAAACTCCCTCAGTAACAATTATATAATCTTCTTTGCAGTTATCTATATTATAAAGAGTATTCTTAATAGGAATTATTTCATTTTCAGGTAAGCAATTAATATATTTTGTATCTTTTGCAATACCTCTTGTCTGATAAGTAACTAATTTATTATTAAAATATATAGGAATAATAATACTATAAGGGAATTTAGAATCATATAGAGTGCCTTGTAATTTATATTTTTCTTCTATATAATCAGAATTGAATTCCCTTTTTTGTAAATATAATTTATGACATTTTTCTAATTTGCTTCCAGGTAATTTAATTTCAGTATTGTTATAGTTTAATTTTTTTTCTATTTTATCGTGAATTATAAAATTAGTATCATATTCTTTTAATATTTGTTTAGGATTTTCAAAAGGTAAAAGTTTTTGTATAGTATCATATAAAGAATGTTTTCCACACTTCCAACATTTTACTGCAGGTAAAGTAGTTGAAATTCCTAAATGGTCGGAATGATCCTCACAAAAAACACACTTAATATTTATAAACCCTTTACTCGCATTTTTAGAATTTGGATCAAAAGGAATATTAAAATCTTTTAAGAATTGGGTAGTGTTAAACACAATAAAAATCTTTATTATTTATTTGAAGAATTAAATCATTTTTATAATAAAAATTTTCAATATTTGTACCTTGAAAAATTTCATGTTTTCCATATTTTTTAAAATTTCTTTTTGATATTCTATTTTTTTGGCAATAGTTTTTTAAACTTTCTTCTATATAAAAATTTTTTTTATTTATTAAAAAATTAGTATATTTTTTATCAGTTTGTAACATTCTTAACTCCTTATATATTATAATATTTTTTTATATATAATTTATCTTATTAAATCCTTTATCTGAATAATCCTTAATTCTTTGTTTTGAATGCCTTAACGTTATTCTATTAAAACTATCCATAAAATCAAATACTTGAAATTGATCTTTTAATTTTACTCTTGTACCTCTATAAAGACTTTGTAAACTATCAAAATAAGATTGTCCACCACCGGCCAAAATTAAATTAAAAATAGAATTAATAGAAATACCTTCTTTTAAAATATTACTACCGATCAAAACAAAATTATTATCTTTTTCAAATTTTTCTAATACTTCTTGACGTTCTTGCTTTGTAGATTTACCATGAATATAAATACAATCAATATTATTTTCTTTTAATAACTTTTCTAATATTTTACCATGATTAACTTTTTTTACTAAAATTAAAATTCCTTTATTATTTTTACATATTTCTAATATCTTATTATTTCTATTTCTATTTTCTATGATACCTAATTTTTCAATTAAATACCAATCATTAATTTTAGATAAATCAGGTTCAGAAATTTCTATAATATTTATAATAGGTTCCGCAATAAATTTATTGTCTATAAGTTCTTGATTATCTGCTTTAAAAATTATATCCCCGATAAAAGATTTTATATAAGCAGTTTTTAATTTATCAGAATTAAAAGGAGTGGCACTTAAACCAAAACGATATAAAATATTTTCATTTTCTAATATAGGAATATATGATTGACTGCAATTATGGACTTCGTCAACTATTACCATTTCATAATCATTTTGTAATTTATGAGAACTTTGAATAGTGCAAACTGTAATATTTTTTTCTTCTATATTATTACCTTGTACAATACCAAAATCTAAATTAGCATTTATACCACGTTTCATAGTTTGTTTTGCAAGATCGATACTTTCTGTAATAAATAAAGTTTTTACTTTCATAAGTTTAATTAAAGCCAACGCTATTTCTGTTTTTCCAAGTCCACCAACTAGATCAATAATACCATTAGTATTTTCAAAACAGCTTTTAATCGCATCTATTTGTATATCTCTTAATTCTAAATAACCTAAACAATTTTTAATTTCTTCATCAGTAAATTTAAATTTTCTTTTTAATCTTTTATCTTCTATATTATATTCAGAAAATTCATTTTTAAATCCAATAGGTATTTTAATATAATCATTTTCTAATTTCCAAAAATAAACTTTTTTAATTTTAGTAGCATCAAACCTTCCATACTGATAACAATTAGAAATATCTGTATATGTATATTTTTTCATAAGAGAATACTTCATTATATTATTACAATGAATTAATAAGTAATTATTTTTTGTTATAATAGAAGAAATAGAATGTAATAAAGATTTTTGATATTTTACATACCCATATTTAATAAGTTGATTCTTGTTTTCTGCAGAATTTTTCATTATAAAAGTATTGGTATTATAATAATATAAACTACCTTGTAAGGATTTTAAAAAAGGAAATTCTTTTTTATTAGGAAAGTTAATTATTATTTTTTCTTGATTAGTTTTTTTATCAAAGGCGAATTCATATAATTTCATACTATATTATAATATTTTTTTATTTAATTTTATATTATTATTTTAATTAAATTGTAAATTAAATGTAAAATATTAAAAATAATTATTAAAAATACTTGACTTTTAATGTAAAATGTATTATAATTAATATAGAAAGTTAAGATGATCTTTGACATAACTATTTACTGACTAGCACGCCTCTACGGAGTACGGTTAGTCTATTGTAATGCAGCCGATGAACGTTACAAGCCGTTATGAAAAATGCAGAGCAAGAAAATTTTAAGGAGGTCAGCAATGACAAAATACAATAAAGAACAAATGATTAAAGATTTAAAAGTTAAAGAAGATATTGATAATGATGGATCAAAAATTTTACATATTACAATTTCTTATAATTTTAATGATGCAAAAACTATTTATATTTCATTAAATGAAACTGACAATTTATGGAAAGAATATTTTCCATCTTATTATAATAAGAAAATATTAACATTAACTTTTTTAAAATCTTTGATTAAATAACTCACTCTGATGAGTCTTTAAAGATGCCTTGCTATATGCAGGGCATAATTGAAGATTTAATTTTAAAGAGGTCAGCGATGGAAAATATTTATGTTGATATTTTTGCTCTAGAGCAAGATAGAAAAAAGTTATTTGCTAGATATAATAATAATATAAAAAATTTAGCAAATGAAATAAATAATACCATAGGAGGAAAATTATGGAAAAAACAAAAGTAAGAATAACAATAAATACTGAATTAGAAACGATACTCTATAATGGCAGTATACATCATTTTAAAGACATTGGAATAGCAGAATTAAAAGACCGGACTAAAATTCAAGAAGCAATATTACCACATATTGTAAACGATTGGGATGAAGATGTAGAATACATCTTTTCATTTTTTCCTATTGATATGAAAAAATAATTTTAAAATAGTTGCTATGTGGCAGAATAAGTAGACGCATAGAAGCACAATATCTATGCTGTACATGTATTGTTAAATCTTGTAAAACAAGGTAGAAATATACAAAGAGGAACAGATAATTTATTTTATATATATCAAGGAAAAAAATATTTATTTCTGATAAAGTTTTTTATTCAGAAATGGTAAAATTAATTTAAAATTTTATTATATTATTTAAGTAAAAAGTATTATAATATAATATATCTGAGAGGGAAAATAATAATACCTTACATAAGGTATTCAAAGCGGATTACATTTATGTATATCCGCTTTTTTTATTTCAAAAGGAGTATAATATGCGAATGTGGATGATATCCCCAAAATTTATGTGTATAAAACATATAGTAGGAGAACATGGAGAAATAATTATTGACAAAAAGCATTATTTATTATAATGTTTATGAACATTCATGTTAATAAGGAGAATTTAAAAATGTTTAAAGATAAACCAACAGAGCAACAAATAAAAAGATTTTGGAAATATGTTAATAAAAAAGAAAAAAATGATTGTTGGGAATGGATTGGTACAAAAGATGTATATGGTTACGGAATTTATAGTATAAAAAGCGTATTATATAAAGCACATAGAGCATCTTATTATTTTGAAAATGGTCATATTGATAAAAATTTAATCTGCTGTCATAGTTGTGATAATCCTTCTTGTGTAAACCCACATCATTTATGGTTAGGAACACAAAAACAAAATATTTTAGATAGAGGTAAAAAAAACAGAACGGTTACTGGTCATTTATATGGAGAAGATAATCCATCATCTAAACTGAAAAAAGAAGATGTTTTATGGATAAGAGATAATTATAATCCAAAAATATGGTCAACAAGAAAATTAGCAAAAAAATATAATGTTTGTCAAACAAAAATAAGACAAATATTAAAAAGACAATCATGGAAACATATATGAGGATGTGGGGAGTTTCACCAATCTTTCTTTGTAGAAAACATTTATTAAGAAGTCATTCTGAAATTCATAAACATAGACATATTTTTCTCAAACATCATAATATAGATGGACGGTTAAATCCCATAGTTCAAATTGAGCCGCAAAATATGAAAAAAAGCCATGATGAACTTGTAATTGAAATGTTAAAGTGTGGTTATAAACATCAATCTCCGTATCAGCAGCCTGATCTTAGTTATTTACCAAAAGAACATTTGAATGCTAAAATAGATATAGAATATAATATTAAAGATTTATCTGATAGATGTCCAGAATGTAGAAAACTTTTAAAAAATTATAGTTTACTTTTATATAAGGATAAGTTATAATACTTTAAAAGGTTTGACAGCCTTACATCACAACACATAAATATTAGGGACTATGTTCCTGTCAGAAGTAACTTATAATTGTTTGTGTTGGGTTATAAGTGAAATTGTCACTGATAGGAATATAGTCCTTTTTATTTTACGGAGGTTAAGAAAATGAATAATGAACAAGAACAATGTTTAGTTTTACGGGATAATGCAAAAAAGCAATTAGAAGAAATCAAAAGTGTAGAAACTGGAATTAATTATCTGAATAAAGTTAAAACACTTGAAACTTGGGTAAAAGCTGAAAAGAAAGATGCGGAACTTCAAAACATGGTAGCTGAGCAAAAAATAAGAACTCAACGCACAATAGGACAACTTATTAAATTAGGTCAACAAAATGGAGAGATAGCGGGTAAACATGAAGGAATGAATCGTTATCAAAATTTAGAGACTAATGCTTCGTTAGCCTCTAAAAAACTTTCAGACATTGGTTTAACTCATAATGAAAGTAGTATGTTTCAAAAAATAGCAGATATTCCAGAAGATAAATTTGAAAAAACAATAACAGAAAAAAAAGATAAAGATTTTGAAATTAAAAAATGGTATAAAGATTCTATTAAAAAACATAATAAAATTTTTAAATAAGGAATAAATATGAGTGAACATCATTTTGACGTTGAATTTGCAACTATTTATGGAATAGAGGAAGCAATAATAATTAATACTATTGATTTTTGGTTGCAAAAAAATAAAGCTAAAGAACAAAATAAATATGAAAATAAATATTGGACAAAATTTACAGCAGAAGAATTATTAAAATATTTTCCTTATTTAACAGAGTCAAAAATAAAATATGCTATAAATAACTTATTAAAAAAAGATGTAATTATTGCTAAACAATTTGATAAAAATAAATGGGATAGGACTAATTATTATACTTTTTCTTCTAAATTTCTAACTTCACGACAAAGTAAAATTACTTACTCGATAACTGAAAATTCGCCGATCGATGACGGAAATTTAAATAGTGATTATAAAGATAATAAATATAAGATAATAAATAAAGATAAAAATAATAATATGACAGAGTCAAATTATTTTAAAAATCAATTTAAAAAAGAAATAAAAGAAAATAATATATCTATTAAATATATAAATATATTTCATTCTATTTTAGATAAAAATAATATATCTAATAAAAAAGAAGATTCTATGAAAGAAGCTAATTTACGTTATGCTAATTTATATATAGAAAAATATATTAAAGAATTTAAATCAGAAGAAAAATTTAAAGATGCTTTTATTCAATCTTTATTATGTTTTGATAATAATTATGATACTAATAAAGATAAAATACCAAAAATATTATCTCATTTTTTGCATTTCCCTAGAAATAAATATATACCATCTAATTTTTTACATTATTATAATAAACCGCCTAAATTACTTGTCAAACTAAAAAATAAATATCCTCTATATGTTAGGGATTATGCCAACATTTTAGGAATAGATGAAACAGACGAGCTTATAAGTTTTGTTAATAGATTAGCAAGTTTTAATATGGAAATTAGAAATAAAAAAATAAATGGTTATACGAGAGATCAATTAACCCCAATTTCCGAACAAGATACAAGTTGTTTATATACTATTTATAATGATTATATTAGAGATATTTATGGATTTTTGAATCAGTTTGAAATATGGTTAGATGAAAAAACAGATTATGAAGATTTTAAATGGAATGAAAAATTTTTTGATAGTTATATGAAAGAATTTAATAAATGGTTTTATAATAGACATGACGGTACTGTTTTTTTTATTAGTAATGAAATTATGCAAGATAAATTAAATGAATATTTACAAAAAAATAAATAAATTAAATAAAAAAATATTATAGTATATTGAGGAGTTAAATAATGAATAATGATAAACCAACTTATAAACAAGTAAAATTTTTAATGGCTATTGAAAAAGAATTAGATGTAAGATGTGAAGGAACTACTAAAAAAGAAGTTAGTGAATTTATATCAAAACATATTGATGAGTTTAATCATAGTAAAGCAGGACATAAAGAAGAATTTGATTATTGGAATAAATAAGTAATTTATGGAAATACGCAAAATTAATACCGACAAACAAAAATTATTAATAACTTATGCAATAGTATCAGATAAGTTTTTAGAAGAAATTTATCCTATATTAAAAGAGCATAAAAAATTAATCTATTCTAATTTTGATAATTATTATAGAATAGTTTTAAATTGGTGTTTAGAATATTTTGAAAAATATCATAAAGCTCCGAGTCAACATATTCAAGAAATTTATAACGATAATAAACAAACTCTTCCTATAGAAGATCAAGAATTATTATCTGAATTTCTATCTTATCTATCTAATAAATATGAAAAAGAAAATATAAATGAACAATATGTCTTAGATTTAAGTTTAAAATATTTAAGAGAAATAAATTTAAATATATTACAAAAAGAAATATCAGAATTAAAAAAAGAAAATAAAATAGATGAAGCAGAACATAAAATATTAACATATGAAAAATTAGATAGAGAAACAGAAATTAAACAAGAAACATTTTTATTTAAAGATGAAAAATATGCTTATAATCTATGTGATAATATAAGTAATGTAAATGAGAGTAATAGACTTTTTAAATTTAAAGGAGATTTTGGAAATAGATTAGGATATATTTATCGTGAAGATTTTATGTCAATTTTAGGAGCAGAAAAAATCGGTAAAAGTTTTATGGTACGGGAAACTGCAATTTTATGTTCTATTGATTATGAGTTAAATGTATTAGTATTTAATTTAGAAATGTCCCATGATACGTATAATAGAAACTTTTATCAGAATATGAGCCAAGAAATTAAATATAAACCAGAAGATTATGTGAATGTTAAATTACCGTATTTTGATAAAAATCCAAATGGAAAATATGATATTAAATATAATGATTTAAGAAAGTTTGGTTTAAATAGTAGGAAAATAAAAAGTGTATTTAATAAACAAAAGATAAAAACAAAAGGAGAAATATGTGTTAGAAGTTTTGCATCAGGTACTTTAACATTTCAAATGATGAGTAAAATATTAGATGATTATGCTTTAAATGGTTTTGTTGTTGATGTGGTGTTAATTGATTATTTAGATAATTTAAAAAGTTTTAATAAAAACGAATATAGACATGGGATAGATGAAAAATGGTTATCTGCAAGACGTTTAGCACAGGAAAAACATATAGCAGTAATAACGGTTAGCCATACGAACAAAAAAACTTTTCATAAAAATATTGATGCCGGAGATGAAACTGAAACTAGAACAAAAGGTGCTCATATTACTCATAGTATCGGATTAAATCAAACTTCAGAAGAAAAGGAGAAACAATTAATGCGTATTAACATTGTGCATAATAGAGATTCAGACTTTTCACGGAAGGAATTTTTTCTATGTTTAGAATGTAGGTCAATAGGAAAAGTATTATTAGATAATTTAAATATAGCAAAAGTTAATTATAATCAGAAAAAGGAAAGGTAAATGGAAAATATTGTATATAATATTGATTGTTTAGAATATATGAAAACAGTTGAAAATAATTATTTTGAGCTTGCTATTGTTGATCCCCCTTATATATTACAAGGTAATGGCTATCAAAGCACATCAAAAAATTTTATTGGTAAACAAGAAAATTGCAAAGCATCATTTCAAATAGATAAATGTAGAAATAAAAACACATTTGGTAAAAGGCCAACACAAAAATATTTTAATGAATTATTTAGAATCAGTAAAAACCAAATAATATGGGGAATGCAATATTTTTTAAAATATTTATATTCTATGCAATGTGTTGTCGTTTGGGATAAAATGTTAGGGGATGGGATGAGATTTTCTGATTGTGAAATTGCTTGGACTTCATTTAAAACAAAAGTAAAAAAAATTATGATGAGAAGTGCTCATATGCAAAAAGATTTTATTATTCATCCGACCCAAAAACCACTTGCATTATACCGCTGGCTATTACAAAACTATGCTAAGAAAGGCGATAAAATATTTGACAGTCATTTAGGAAGTGGATCAAGCCGTATTGCCTGTTATGAACTAGGTTTTGATTTTATTGGCTGTGAGATTGATAAAGATTATTATGAAGCACAGGAAGAAAGATTTGCTATTATAAAGAATAAGATTGATGGTAAATTTTTTTATGATA